AAAATATATATTAATCCTCGTGAATTAGAAATTGCAAAAGATAAAATAAAACCAGATAATAGACCGATAATGTTATTGCAAACACATGGTGGTTCACCAAATTCACAATATAGTAAAAAATCTTGGTATAGAGATATGCCAATTGAAATAGCACAAAAAATAGTAAATCATTTTAATAAAACATATCGTATTTTACATATTAAATCACAAGAACAACCAACTTTACAAGGTGTTGAAATGTTAAATTTACCACATAGAGAATTATATGCCGTATTTCCGTTAAGTACAAAAAGATTATTTATTGATAGTTTTGCACAACATGTTGCTGCTGCTCTTGATTTACAATCAACAGTTGTTTGGATTGGAAACAAACCAGAAGTTTTTGGATATCCTGAACACATTAACATTAAACCAAATGCTAATTATGTTAGAGAAATAAATAAATTTAGTTATTTAGACCAATTTGATATATCTGGTCAAGTTCAACAGTTTCCATATGATACAGTAAACTTATTCAATGTTGATGAAATCATTGAAGCAGTAAATAAACAAAAATAATCAATAATTCAATTTATTATTCTTAAACCTATCGATTTCGATGGGTTTTTTTTATTTCTTTTTGATGATTGTGTGTTATTTTTTAAAGTATTTATAATTAATGGTGAATAATATATTATTATTTGAAAATAAAATTTAATTTATTGAACAAACTATGGCGTTAGATACTAAACTAAATTTAAATGAATGTAAGTTTGAACAATTAACAACCGAAACATTAAATTTGTCGGGATGTACAAACATATTTGGAAATTTAATAATTAAAAGTGGTGGAACAATATCTATTTTAGATAATCATGGAATGGGTAAGGTGTTTACATCAGATGATAATGGTAATGGTTTTTGGGGTGAAGGTTTTGTAACTGGATTTACGAATGGTTTAATTAAATATAATAATCAAAATGTTTGTTTAGGTACACCAAGTGATATTGATAATACTACTATAAATTTAGTTACTGGAACAACACACACACATAAATTTAAATCTAGTAGTTTTGTAAGAAATGATGGGGGCATTTTAGTAGATGGTGCTGGTCGTTTTTATCTTGACGATAGTTATGTTAGTGATACCACATTACCTAATTTATATACCATTACTGGTATTACATCAAATCAAAGTATTGGTATTTTAGAATCTGGACAAACATTAGGGATGGTATATATTACGAATTTAGGTAGTGAAATTGCATATGTTAATTTGGGTACAACACCAACAGGTGATGAAATTACACCATATACAACAATTAAAATTTTACCTAATGATGATGTTTCAGTAACCATTAACATGAGGTTATCTAAATCACTTAATAAAACAATTTATATAAGTTCATCTGATTGGAATAATATTGAATTGGAAGTCCAATGGGCTAATATAACATATCAAAATGCTTCTACAACAATAACACCTAGTGATTTACCAATGGCTAGTGATATTACATTGGGTGCAATTAGAATTGGTGATGGTATTTCTATTGATGGTGATGGTATTGTATCAGTTGATAGCATTGATTTAAATAATATTTCTGATGTTAGTATAACAACACCGAGTATTGGAAATTTATTAATGTATAATGGTTCTAATTGGGTTAATTCTGGTTTAACAATAACAACAAATTTAAGCGAATTAACTGATGTTAGTATTAATTCACCTGCTAAAGATGAATTATTGGTATATGATGGTAATAAATGGATTAATACGGGAATTACAACAGGTGGTGGTTTTTTAGGATTGGTAACAAAAACATCATCAAAACCATCAAATTTAAAACAAAATCAATGGGTTAAACCAAGACCTGAAGACAATAATAATCTTGAATACACATTTACAAATTTTTGTGATAGTTTGGGCAATCCAATAAATGTTAATTTAAGTTTAGAAGATGTTTATTTAAGATATTGTGAAAGTGGCAATTATTGGACAAAAGAGTATTATGATAAACCATTAACATACGATAAAACTTGGATTGGTAGTTATGAAAATAAAGTTTGTGAAATACCTGTAATTGATGAATGGGTTTCCTCTGAAGAAGCATTGTGTCATATTGGTCAAAAATTTTCATACGAATCACAAACAATTATGGTAAATGATTTGGATACTTGTATTTCTATACCAAATAATATATTAATTGAAAATATTAATTTAAAAAACGTTGGAAATACTAAAATTTTAACAGTACCAAGTGGTAAAAGAGCAATTATTAATGATTTAAAATTAATCATGTTGCAACAAGCAAATCCAACAACATTAACTATTAATGTTGGAAGTGGTGGGGGTGTATATAATAATTTAATAAATGGTTATGGTATTTCAAATATTTGTCAGTATGAAGTTTATAGTTTACCAGTACCCCAAGAGCCTAATTTAGCATTAAATAGTGACGTATATTTAAGAGTTGTTTCTGGTTCAACACATGCTAATGAATTATGTGGTCATTTACTTGTTAATGCGTTTATTTTTTAATTATTTATGATAAGAAGTGGAAATAACATATTAAAAAATGGGGAATGTCTTTTCAAATCACAGGCATTGGAATCGTATTTAGAACATAATTATAATACTACAACATTTTTAACATTAAATTATTCTGATGTAACAAGCGATAATCCAATTATTGTTTATTATAAAACATCGAATGGTGTTGATAAAAAAACATTAGTTGGTAAATCAGAAAGTGGTAATAATTTAAATTTTACTACCCCAAATAATACGTTATATAAAAGTTTTTATTTTAGAGGTTCTTTGGAAAATGTTCATAAATTTAGTTTTAATCGAACTTGTCGTGGTAATCTTATTAAATTAATGAATCAATTTCCTAATTTAAGTAGTTTTAGTATTAATAATGGAATTTTCAATCAAAACATATCAAATTCTTTTTTTCCTTCAAATTTAATAAATTTTTATATTAACGATAATAGTTTAAGTGGTAATATTAATACAATTGGTAATCTTAATAATATTGAAACAATATATTTAAGATATTGTAATTTTAATGGTAATTTTACGAATATTGATTTTAAGAATTTAATAAAAATTGAATTATTATATTTACCATCGTTAAAAGGTAGTATTAATGATTTATTAGAAAATAATCTAAATTTTAATTATTTGCATATAAGTAATTTACCAAAATTTAGTGGTAATTCTTCAACATTAAATATGAAAAATTTGGAATATATATCTATGAATGTTGATACTAATGATAATTTTATTGGTAGTATAACTAATTGGGAATTTAATACTGGTTTAACAAATTTAACTTTATATTCAAGATATTTAACTGGTGATATTACGAATTGGGATATTGAAAATACAAAAATTACTGATTTTTATTTAGCAACAAATCAAAATATTGTTGGAGATTTATCGAATTGGAAATTACCTTCAACAATAAATAATTTTAGTTTATATTATCTTGGTATAACTGAAATACCAAAAAATATTAATGTTGGTATGGTTAATTCCAATAATCAAATAAATATTAAAATTTGTAATAGTTTAACTGGAATTACAAACACATCAATAACTGGTTTTTCAACAACTATTTATAGTTGTAATAATTTAATTGATATTACAAATATATCAATAAGTGGTAATAATATTTACATTCAATATTGTGGTAATCTAACTGGAATTACAAACACCTTGATGAATGTAAAAACAATAAATATAAATAACTGTAATAAATTAATCTCAATTGATGGTTTAGTAATACCCGATGATTTAATTACATTTAATATATATGAAACGAAAATTAATTACGATATTAATGGTATTGTATTTCCCAATACATTAACAAGTATTAATTTTAGTAATAATCAAATGTATGGTAATATTGAAGAATTTATTTTACCAAGTGGATTAACTAATTTAAATTTTGGTGGTAATAAAAATATTATGGGTAATGTTATTAATTTAGTATTAAATGATAAAATAAATACGTTAGATTTAAATAATACTAGTGTATATGGTGATATTATTGATATGGATATACCAGATAATCTTACTAATTTAGTATTAAATAATACTGATATTTTTATTGATTTAACATCAAAAGAATTTCATACAAATAAATTAATCACATTAAATTTATCTAACATTAGTGGTATTACTGGAAGTTTTTCTAATTTTATTATTGATAATAATATGAATTTTATATATATTAATTCAAATAATAATATGAATTGTGATTTATCTGAATTGGATATATCAAAAGTTAGTTATTTTTATGGAAATAATTGTTCAAATTTATATGGTGATTTAACAAATTGGTTAACAGGTAGCACTAGATTATATACTTTATATATTTTTGGTTGTCCAAAATTATCTGGTGACACGTCTAATTGGAGTGTGAATAATATTAATCAATTATATATTAGTAATACTAATTTAAGTGGAAGATTAAAACATAACAATATCAATTATTTAGTAGCAAATAATTGTAATATTTCTAGTATAATTGAAATTGATTTTAATTTTAGTAATATGGCTACTTATGTTGGTTTAAATAATACAGATATTATTGGTAATTTATCTGGTGTTACATTATTTAATGGTATTTATTATTTCAATGTTGAAAATTGTCCCAATTTATATGGTTCAAACGAATTTATAGATTATATTTTTGAAAATAGAAAATTCTTTAATTATAATAGAAAAATAGAATTTAGAATAAAAAATATAGGTGATAGTGTTACTGGTGATACAGAAACATTAGGTAATTTAGGTTCATATATACAATTTTCTGGTACTTCTGAAAATTATTTTTGGAATTTAACAGAATTTGAAGTAAATAATTTAGCAAATGGTTTGGATTATGATGGTAATGGTACTAATGTACCTTGGGATTCTAAACAAAAAATATATTGGATAAAAAATGCTGGAATAAGTTCAACTAATGCTAGTAAAAGATATAAAAATTATAGTATAATATATTAAAATATGACAAAAGCAATTTTTATAAATGAAGCGGGTTTTGTTGATGGTGTAATAACAGGTGCAACCAATTTGGGTGTTGGTAATGGTATTATATACACTGGATTAACAAATAATACGTTAAATTTAAAAACATTAAGTGGTGGTACTAATATTACATTAACAACAACAGATAATTATATTATTATTAGTTCAAATGGGTTAGTTGAAGTAAATGCTTCTGATGTTGATGTAATACCAATATTACCATATACAGGAACTAATTTACAATTATTATCTGATGAATACGGTAAAGCATTGTTAAATGAATATACAATAACTGGTGATAGTACAACAACAGGTTTTACTATTACACATAATAAAAATAATAATTTTATTTCGGTTGAGGTTGTTCGTAATGTAAGTCCATATAATACAGTTTTTGTAGATATAAGTAGACCAACATCAAATACTGTTTGTTTACAATTTGGTGAACCACCTGAAGATGGTTTGGAATATAAAGTATTAATAAGCGGTAGGTGTATTGGTTAAAAAATAATATTTAATAAATAAATAAAATAATGAAAGAATTAATAAGAGTTTTGTTTGGTGATTATACGTGGATTCAACTTTTTGGTTATGGTTGGTTTTTTCTTGTCGGATATTTTCTTTATAGTTTAGTTGAAACTACAGGTCGTGATATTCATAGTAAGAATACACCAAAAAAATGGAATTGGAAATTTTGGTTTTATGATAATTGGAAAAGGTATTTAAGTACATTTTTATCTACATATATTCTTTTTAGATTTTATAATGAAGTAAGTGGGCATGAATTTGGATATTTTGATGCGGTTTCTTTAGGTTTAATTGGTGATGGAATTGGTGCAACATTAAAAAGAAGAACAAAATCAATTGGTGCTGATAGAAAAAAATTATTGGATGAATTAAGTAAAGAAAATGAAATATAATGGATTATAGTACATTCACATTAAAAACTTTTTATATAAAAAAGGATAGTACATTACCAGAATTAAAGTATCCTTTAACACAGCATTTTAGAGAACAGTATGATATTACAGAAGATATGTTGGATAATGTTGGTGTTACATTTTCAATGATAGATAGTTATGGTATTTTTCATATTGCAAATGTATCAGCAAATCTTGTTATTAATGATGATAGAATGAATTATCCTGATGAAGAAAAATACACATTAACATATAGATTTAAAGAGTTTGAAACTTCAAAAATTGGTAGATTTTTTGGTGAATTTAAATTAGATTTTTTGGATAACGATGTTGGTTGTGGTAAGATAACAATACCAACAAATGGTAATATTTCAATTGTAATTTTTGATAGTTTAACAAAAACAACAGTAGAATAATTGTTTTTTTAAAAAACAATGTTTATTTTTGCTAATCTAATTAATTTTATAAAATTGGGTTATGCAATCTAAATTTTTATTTGTTGTTACTTGTGAAAGAATTGGTAGACGACAAGCCTATTATATAGATTTTCCATATAATGAACAAATTGTTGGTAGAATAAAAAAATTACCAGAAGAAACACGTAAGTGGAATGGTGGTTTAAAAAAATGGGAAATAACTACCCAATCGTTATTTAAATTAATTAAATCATATAAAAATTCTGATAAAATTTTTTTTGATTTCGGTGATGAAAATTCACGAAATGTTTTTAAGGAACAAGTAAATAAAATAAAATTACTTGAAAATAAAAAACGTGAAGAAATTATTTTATTAAATAAAAAGAAGGAAAAATGGATTGAATATAAAAAAGAATTAGAAAATAATTATGAAAAGTATTGGGATGAATGTCATAGTTATTTAAATGAAAATGTTAAATTATATCCACATCAAATAGTTGCAGCATTATTTATAAATTCTACACGTAATGCTTTAATTTCACATGAAATGGGATTGGGTAAAGCCCAAGATTTAGATTCATTATTATTAACACCAAATGGTTGGATTAGAATGGGCGATGTTAATGTTGGTGATTATGTTATTGGTTACGATGGATTACCAAAAAAAGTAACTGGTGTTTATCCACAAGGTTTAAAAGATATTTACGAAATTGAATTTAGTGATGGAACAATTGCTAAATCATGTCTTGAACATTATTGGAAAGTAAAAAATATTAACAATAGTAAATATGTTGTTAAAACATTAGAAGATATTATAAATTTTGGTATTGTGGATAATAATAATTTTTATTGTTGGGAAATTCCAATGATAAAACCAATATCATTTGAAAAAAGAAATCTTTTAATTAAGCCATATAATTTAGGTTTGCTATTGTATTGTGGTGATTTTAATCAAAAGTTTTTAAAAATATCTGATGGTCAAATTGAAGCATCATTAAAATTTTATGAATTACATAAAATTAATTCTAAAAACAGTTTTATTCCAAATGATTATATGTATTCAAATATTGATGATAGGTTTGAACTATTAAATGGTTTGTTGGAAAATTGTGAATATATTCATATTAGAAATGAAATTATTTTTGAATCAGAATCTACATTGTTAATTAAAGATGTTCAATTTGTGGTTGAAAGTTTGGGTGGTATTGGTAAAATAGTTGATGATAAATTAATTAGAATTACACTACCATTTGATTTTATGCCAAAAAAAATAAAAAATAAATATAAATTTATTATACAACCATATCGTTTAATTGTTGATGTTAAATATATTGGTAAAAAAGAATCACAATGTATATCTGTTGATTGTGATAATCATCTATATGCAACTAATCATTGTATTTTAACACATAATACGTTATCTAGTATTCTTTATGTTGAAATGAATAAATTTGAAAGGGTTGTTGTTATAACACCCAATTCATTAAAATTTAATTATCTTAATGAAGTAAAGAAATTCACAAAAAGTAATGCTTTTGTAGTTAATTATAAAAAAAATGATTGTGATATTAATGAAGCAAAATATATTATAATAAACTATGATTTTTTTAATCCATCTAATAAAACTAAATTTGATTTAAAATGGAATAAATTAAATATTAATAATATAGATGTTTTAATTTGTGATGAATCACAAAAATTAAAGAACACAAAAACAAATATTTATAAAAATTTTAAAAGAATTTTCAAAGAAGGCATTTTTAAAAATAAAAAAGTTAGTAAATTATTTTTAAGTGGAACACCAGCACCAAATAGAGCATATGAATTATATACTGTTTTAAATCAAATATCATCAATTGATTTTCCAACAAAAAAATATTTTTATGAATATTATTGTGGTATGACATATGATTTTGAAAATGGTTGGGGTTATGTTCAAAATACAATGGAACAAAAATTTGAAGAACTTTACTATAAAATAGCACCATATACTCATAGAAAAAGAAAATTTGAAGTATTGAATGATTTACCTGATAAAATATATCAAAGAATTGTATTAGAATTAACAAATGATGAATTATCAACCTATAATAAAATTGAACAGGATGTTGTTAACGATTTTATTGATAAACCAAGTTATAATCCATTAACTATAATGCTTCGATTAAGACAATATTTATCGGAAGTTAAAATAAAACATATTATAGAATTGGTTGAAAATATTATAGAAACTGGTGAAAAGGTGATTATTATGGATTATTTTAAAGAATCACTATATGAATTAAAAAAATATTTTGGAAATTTGGCGGGTTTACATACAGGTAATCAAAGTATTGAAGAACGTTCAGATGTTGTTAATTCATTTCAAGACCCAAATAATCAAATGAAAATCTTTTTAGGTACGATTCAAACAAGTAATTATGGATTGACATTAACAGCAGCAAGTAAGTTATTTATTATGACTTTACCATATAGTGTTGGTGAATATGACCAAGCAGCAGATAGATGTCATAGAATTGGTCAAAAGGATGTTGTAAATATATATCCATTAATATTTTTAGATACAATAGATGATTATGTTTATTCAAAAATTGAAACTAAACGTGAAGAAATTATAAAAGTGTTGGATAATGAAAAATATACATCAAATGTTGAAGAATCGGTGTTGAGTGATGTTATTGAGAAAATAAAAAGTAAATATGGGAAGTAAATTTCAAGTTAGTAATAATTTTATTGAAAATTATTTATTGTATTTAATTTTTAATAATATTGATTTATCGAATAAGGATGTTTTAACAAAAACTCATGCGACTTTTGTTCAAATTTTACAAAAAAACAAAGGAGTTGGGGAAAATATTGTATTTTTGGATTTTGATATAAAGGGGGATAATGTTTATATTAAAGTAATTCCAAAAAATTTTATTAGTGCATTATGGTTGTCTGGTATTTTTCCTGAAAATGTTTATGATTTGATTGATAAAAATCAGTGTTTAGTTGATAATGTAGTTATTAAATTTAATAAAAAAACAAAACGTCTTACCTATAAAAAGAAAAAAAATGGATAAAAGTAAAGTATTAAGTGAAATTAAGAGTTTTCTTGAGGGTTATAATAATGATTTAAAATATATTGTTAATGTTGAAACAGACCCTAGAACAAATTATGCTGAATGTATAATACATGAACCAAATCAAGAACCACGTATTGAAAAAATCCAATATGAACCATTTTTATATATGAAAGATTTATCTAAAAATAACATAAAATTATATATGGGTAAATCAGATGAATTGGTTGAAAGCAAACGAATTAAATACGGTATAAAAATAAAAAAACTAGAAACAGGTAATCAAAAAAGATTGGTTGATGGATATTGTTATATGATAACAAGTAATCGTTCTTATAACGATATTATTAATTATTTAAAAGATGGTGGTATAAATCCATATGAAAAATTGGTAGATGATGATGGTAATTTTGTTAGAGACAGTAATGGCGATTATATATATTCACATAGAGATATGTTTTATGGTGTAAGAACAACTGAACAATTTTTTATTTCTACTCAAAGTAGATTATATAAGGGTATTGAAGAATATAAAAGAATACATAAGTTAACATTCGATATTGAAACTACGGGATTAAGGTATCAAACATCAAGAATTTTTGCAATTGGTATTAGGGATAATATGGGTTTTGAAACAATACTAAGTGTTAAAGAAAATGATGATGATTTATCAGAAATACAAATAATTCAAGATTTTTTTAATTTAATTAATTATTTAAAACCCGCAATTATTGTTGGTTATAACTCTGAAATGTTTGATTTTGATTTTATTTTAGGTAGGGCTAAAATTTTGAATATGGATTTATCAAAAATACCCACAAGTTTAAATCAATCAATTTCAATAAAAAGAAAAGGAAATAGTACGGTAAAAATTGGTGGTTCTACTGAAAAATATACATCAACTGATATGTGGGGTTATTCAATAATTGATACCTTACATGCAGCAAAACGTACTGCTGCGGTAAATAGTGATTTAAGAGCAACTGGATTGAAATATGTTGCTAATTTTGAAAACATTTCAAAACCAAATAGAACATATATTAAGGGTGAAGATAATATGATTGGTAAGTATTATAATGAAAATAAAATATTTTTAATTAATGAAAGTAATGAATATTATGAATTACCCAATGAATATCAAAAAATTGGTGAATTGTTGCTTAAATTACAAATAGAAAAAAGTAAGATATCTGATGAAGAATACAAAGAAAGAAAAAAGAGGTGTTTAGATAATAATAAAAATTTTGTTGATTGGTATAGAAATTTTACTAAAAAAAATAAAATGTTTAATTTTATTAATGGTAAGAGAATAGTAAAACAATATTTATTAGATGATTTATGGGAAACGGAACAAGTGGATGAATTATATAATCAAACCTCTTTTATGCTTGCAAAAATAGTTCCAACTACCTTTTTACGTATTTGTACAATGGGTACTGCTTCAATTTGGAATTTATTGTTAACGGCATGGAGTTATGAAAATGGTTTGGCAATACCGATATGTGATGAAAATGAAAGATTTAGTGGTGGTTTGGCTAGATGTTATAAAACAGGATATACTGAACGAATAATAAAAATTGACTATAGTTCCCTATACCCAATGATTCAATTGACAGATAATGTTTTTCCATTTTTTGATATTACTGGTGTGATGAAAAAAATGTTACTATATTTAACATCAACACGTAATATATATAAAAAATTAGGTTCTGGTATTAAAATGAAAGATGACGAACTTTCATTATTAAAAGAAATTGATTTTGAATTATATATTAAATATATGAATGGTATATTAAAAGATAGTGATGTTTCAATTTCAAAAATTAAACAATTACCATTAAAAATATTAAATAATTCATTGTTTGGTGCATTGGGTTCAAATATTTCATTTAATTGGTCAGATAATGTATGTGCAGCACGTATTACTTGTATTGGTAGAATTCAATTAAGACATGCAATAAAATGGTTTAATGATTTTGGTTGTATTCCTTTGTTGGCAGTAACGGATGGTATTAATTTTAAAATACCTAATAAAACAACAATTCGTATTATCAATGATATTGTTGAATATAATCAAAATGAGGATATTATTGAAAATATGTGGGTTTTTGATGATGAAAAGGGTATTGATGCACTAATAAAAAAATATAATAAAGAAGAAATGAAACCACCATATATGTCAGTAGATAATGATATGGAAAATATTTCTTGTTTGAATTTATCACGTATTAATTATGCAACATTAACAAAGAAAAAAGATAAAAAAACTAATGAAATGAAAAATGTTGTTAAATTAACAGGTAATACGATAAAATCTAAAACAATGCCAGAATATATTGAAGATTTTATTGATAATGGAATTAATTTAATTTTAAATGGAAAAGAAAAAGAATTTATTGAATATTATAATCAATATGTTGATGATATTTTTTATATGAGAATTCCATTAAAGAAAATAGCAAGTAAGAGTAGGATTAAATTAACCATTAAAGAATATAATAAAAGAGGTAAAGATAAAAATGGTAGGGATAAGGGTATGCAAGCCCATATGGAATTGATAATTGAAAATAGGGAAAAATTAGTAAATGAATTGTTTGAAATACACAAAAACAAATTTAATTTAGAAAACATTAATAAAGAATTAACAATTAAAGAAAAATTAAAATATGTTTCTAATTATATGCCACCAGAACCCGAATTGGATAGTATGATATATTATGTTAATCGTGGATATAAAAAATCACATGGTGATTCAAGAAGGATTATTGATAAAAAAACAGGTGAAGAAAGATTTTGTGCGGTTTTAATTAATAAAGAAGAATTAGTTGAAAATCCTAATATGTTAGGTGAATATAATGTTGAAAAATATTTAGATGCATTTAATAAACGGGTTGAAAGTATTTTAGTTGGTTTTAATCCTGAAATAAGACAAAAAATATTAATAAAAATAAATAGTAAGGGTGAATTGATTAAAAATGATATTAATCCAATAAAAGATGATATTAAATTAAGAAATTTTGATAATGATGATTTAAACGAATCAATGTTTTTAGAAAAAATGGAAGTTGATTTTTGGAATAAAACGGGATATGACCCTAGATTAATTTGGAATGGTTTTAAAATGCATGAAAATTATAAAGTTCATTATGAAATTTATGATAATGCTTTAAAATATTTAAATGATAAGATGATTAAAGCAAATAAATCGAAAATTAAGTCTATAAATTCAAATTACGATAATGGTGATTTAGTTTTAATTAAAGATGATGATAAATATCATTTGGGTTTATACAATGGAATTTTTTTAAAAATTGTTAGAAACAATGTTGATATACCAAAATCTGATTTTGAATTGGAATTGGATAGAATAAGAAAAGAAAACCAAAAAAAGAATTTGGATAATTTAGAAGTTTTCGATATTATTGATAGAGCAAAAAAAGAAAGCAATGAACGTGAATTAGAAAAAACAAAACAATATTTTCTTGATTTCAAAAAAGATTTTAATCTTTCAGAAGAATATACAATGGAAAAACTTTTTAATGAAGTTGAAAATGCAAAAGATGCATTTGAAACATATGTTGAAACAAGAAAATTAGAAGAATCTATGGGTGAAAATTTTGACGATTATTAGAATCGTTTTAATATTTCAAACACAATTTCTTATAGTATTTATATAAAAAATATAAATATGAAATTTAGTAAAAAAGAAATTTTTGAAATTATTGATAGTGATGGTGAATTAATTGGTAGAAAAAAAATACCAACAAATGGTTCTGATTTAGAATCACAAGCAAATAACACTACTGATTATAATAGTAGAATTGGAACTCAACCATATAGATATGATATGTTGGGTCGTTTTGGTTTTACATTAATGCCTTTTATGGAAGGTGAAGATAGTGATGAAAAACAAGATAAATTGGTTAACGATTTAATAGAGTTAATGCAAGAAAAAACATTTAATGTAATTAAGCATTACTATAAAAATCCAAATAAATTAAAATCCGATTATAGATTATTTGTAAATAAAAAAAAATATTCTAATGATATAAAAGAAGAAGAAATTTGGGTTAACAAAATAATGAAAATTTTTGATGATTATTTAAAAAATACAGTAAAACCAATTAAAAATATTGATGAAGATTATGTTAAAGAAGATATGATGGTTGATAATAAAATAGACAGTGATTTAACAAATAAATCAACACTATCCGATATTAGGGATATTAAATTAAAAAAAGTTGCAGGATTAATTAATAAATTAAGTCAATCTGATAAAAATAAGTTAATGAAGTTGTTGGAATTTAATTAATGAACTCTGAATTATATAATAAAAAATATAAAATACCAGAAAAAATATTAAATCACATAAAAAAAGTTTTAATTTTAAATCCTAATGGAATTGGTATTAAAAGGGCAAAATTTCTTTTAAATAACAAAGAAATTACATATCAAACACTAAAAAGATTAAAAAATTTTTTTGATTATTTTGTTTCTAATGGTAAAAATGATATTCAATATGAACTTGCTGGTGGTGTTTTAATGAAAAATTTTGTTGAAAGTACATTAAATTCAGATAGAAATGCGGTTAAAATGAGTAAAAATATTAAACAAGATGTAATGACAAAACCAAATTCAGAATTAAAACCATATAAAACCCCTAGATTAAATGAAGAATGGAATTATTGTGAATTTGAATTGAAAAAAAACGCAGTTGCTATTATTCTTAATGAGGATAATAAAATATTATTATTAAAAAGAAGTGATAATCCTAACATATGGATGCCAACAAAATGGGGATTAGTTGGTGGTGGTGTTGAAATTGGTGAAACACCAGAAGAAGCAGTAAAAAGAGAAGTTTTTGAAGAAACAAAATTAATTTTGGATAATATTAAATGGTTGTTTTCTATAAAAAGACATAAAAATAGTATTGAACATATATATATTTCTAAATATATGGGTGACCCAACAAATGTTGTTTTAAACGAAGAACATAATGGTTATGGTTGGTATCATATAAGTGAAATTAGTTTTTTGGATATAGTACCACATCTGTTAGAATATTTGACAATTGCCTTTAAGAAATATGAATAAATAGTATTTATAAAAAAATAATATTTATTTAATAAAATAAAAAAATGGAAGATAATTATAGTAATTTACTTGGAATTAGTGAATGTTATCGTGTGTGTAACATAAATTATAATTGTAGTAGATATGATTATAATAGTAATAAATATGATGAAAATCACATAGATACAAAATCTGATAATATGGATGAAAGAGGTAGAGAACCTGAAAATAGTAAATATATAGGTAATTGCTGTGATATTTTTATTAGAAAATGTCAATTAAATTGTGGTAATATATATTCATCTTCTTATTTATATTGTGATAATTGTTAATGATATCTGAAGTAAAAATATTATTTAATAACATTAAAAGATTAAAAAATCTTTTAACTGAAGGTGTTAGTGAAAATGATATCATTAATGCTATTAATAATCATGAATGGGTTTATTTATATTATGATGCTGATAATGATAGAAAGGCAAAGGAATTTAGAACAGTTAGAATATATGTTTTAGGTACACATAAAACATCAGGAAAAAAAGTGATTAGAGCATGGCAAGACAATCCTAAAAATAGTTGGCATTTTGATAAAAGACCTACTAGAAAAGATAGTAAAAATCATGATTTTTGGGTTGATAGTGAAGGTAATAAACCTGGTTGGAGAATGTTTAATGTTGAAAATATAATAAAAATATTACCAACGGGTAAAAAATTTCATGATTCTAATGGTTTGGTAATGATTCCACAGGGATATCATGAAGGTGGTGATGATAATATGAGTTCAATTGATGCCTATGTTTCAACAAAAAACCAACCAGATTTTGAATATAAATATGATAAAGAATTTTATGGTGTTGAAAAGAAACCAAGTGAATTAAATAAAGAAAAATGGGATAGTATTAGAAGGGGTAATAAAAATTCAGTCCAAATAACGAGAAATGATGTTATTAAATTGCGTGATTTGGTTAGTAGATTTCATAAAAGAAAATTGAGTAACTATTTAGTTGTTGTTGATGATAAAAAAAATTATCAACTTATAACAATTAAAGATAAAGATAGATATAAAATACCTGATAGTGCAATAATTGGTGATTTACCATATTTATCAGATGTTTTTATTAATAAAAAACAGGTTGATGATAGAAGATATATTGAGAAATTAAATAAAATAAAAAAAGAAGTTTCAAAAAAATCGTTAAACGTTAATGAAATTGAAAACATATCAACAATACCATATAAAAAAACAACACTTTTCAAAAATTTATAGTATTTATAAAAAATAATAATTTTTTATATTTTTGTTATGAATAAACACGATTTAAATAAATTAAAAGAAGAAATATCAAATAGAAAGAATGATTTGAATTTAACATCTAGTAATGTAAATCCACGTAATAAATTTTTAACAGAATTATATGAATCGGTTGATAGTGGAAAAGAAACTAATGCTTCAGTATTAGTGAAAAGAGTTCATAATTTGGTTTCGGAAAAAAAGAATGAAAAAACAATGTTACCAATTAATGAAAATTTTGATACGAATTTTAATAATCAGAAACAAACACATCAACCTTTTATTTTTTCAAAAGAAAATGATATGGAACGTGATGATGATTTGTGGAAAGAAATAGAAAGGAGAAATAATCAAACATTGGCAAATTCACTAGAAAAATATTCTCAATATTCATTAAATAAAAATCAGCAACCTTCATTTCCACAAATTAACGATGATTTATTAAATCAAAAAATTAAAGGAATTATTGATAATCATTTACTTGAAAGTTTTACACCAATTGTTGAGGAAACAATAAAAAGTACAATAGTTGAATTATATGCTGTTGAAAGAATAAAAGAAGTATTAAAAGAGAATAAAAATCTTATAAAAGAAATTGTTTATGATGTAATACGTGAACTTCAAAAAAGAACAAAACCAAAATAAAATATTTTATTTAAAACAATAAAATCCGTTTAATTTATATTAAATGGATTTTTTTTTATTATAATTATAAAAAAAATGTTTTCGTTAAAGTAAGTAACTATTTATTAATATAATTATTATAATAATATGAATGAATTTAAAATCTCTAATTTTTTAAAGGAATTAAATAATATCAATAGTTTTGCTAATAGAATAAAATATGCAGATAATAATTTAACAAGAATTGGTGGTGGTAGTGGTAGAATTGTATATGAATTAAACGATACTAAAGTATTAAAATTAGCAAAAAATCAAAAAGGTGTTGCACAAAATAATGTAGAGTTTGATTTAGGTAAAAATTATGATTTTAAGGATATTATAACAATGGTTTTTGAATTTTCTGATGATTATACTTGGATTATATCAGAAAAGGCTAAAAAAGTGACCGAAAAAAGAATAAAAGAATTAACAGGAATTCCAAATTTATGGTTATTATCTCAATATTTGGTGAATAAAGAATTGGAAAATGAAAACAAAAAAAGAATTTATAAAATTGACCAATCTGATATTGATAAATTGTCAAATAATGATTTTGTAATTGATTTAACAAATTTAATGTATTGTTTTGGTATTGGTTTAGGTGATACTAATAGACCTAGTACGTTTGGTGAGGTAATGCGTAATGGTAAACCAAAGATTGTTATGGTAGATTATGGTTTAAATAAAGAAGTTTATGACACACATTATAGTCCAAATAGGAAACAAAAAATTAAAATGTATGAACTTTATAATTTTAATGATGGTAATGATGATATATTATCAGATGACAATGGAACAAACGATATTAAATATAGTAATTGGGCATTAATACCTCAAGATATTGGAAGTGGTAATGGTGAAATAAATGAACGTTTTATTTCTTTTGTCGAAAATAGAAATGAATATCCGAATAAACCAGTATCTAATATTGGCGTGTTGTGTGATGAATTTTATAATTGTATTAATAATTTGAACGAAACATTAGACAGTGTTAAAAACAAAAAACAATTTTTTGAAAAATTTTTAAAACTTCAAGAATATTTAATATCCCAAAATTGTTATAATAGAGATAAAATAGAACTTCATGAAGAATATGATTTTAAAAATGTTAAATTAGATAATATTCCACCAGTTAAGAAATTTTCAATAAAGGATGAAAATTATGCTAAAGAAATTGTATCGGAAGTTGGTAAAAAGTTAGGTTTTACAATAGTAAAATCATTGAAAGGTGGTTCATATGGTTATGCTTTTATAATTAGTGATGGTAATGTTTTTAAATTAACAACAGATGTTGGTGAAGCAGATGGGGCATCTATTTTAAGAAGAAATAATCCTAAAAACATAGTTTGGGTATATAATGTTTATAAAATAGTTGATACTGAAAATAATATGTCGTTTTATGGAATTATTGAAGAAAATATTGAAAATAAACCAAAAGAAATATTTTATTCATATTATAGAGCAATAGATAAAATTAAACCAAATAATATGTCAACTGCTGATTTTTTAATTAAAATGAAAAAAAGAAATTTTGATTACAATGATATGAATGAAATAAAAAATTTATTAGGTGGAATTTTAAATCAAAATAAAGAAGCAGATATTCCAATTGAAACAAGAAAAGCAGCATATAATTATATGATGGGTATATTATTAATAAAAAAAGAATTAATGGATTTGGGTATTAAGTCTAATGATTATGGTAATCCTGAAAATATAGGATATGATGAAAATGGTGTGTTAAAATTTTTTGATTTTGGTGATTATCGTGCGAATGAACCTAATCTTGAAAAATTTTTAATTTTGTTGCCAGAAAATGAAAACGTTATTAATGAAACATATGATATAAATCTTGCAAATAGAATTGCAAATCAAGTTGTTAATAAACTTAATTTAAAAAATTTAAAGTATATTGATGGTGGTAATTTTGGTGTTGCCTATGAAGTTAATAATAATATGATTTTGAAAATAACTAAAGATAGAAGTGAAGCCGTTGAAAATTTTAATTTAATTGGTAAAAATTTAGAAAGAATTGCAAAACCATATAATGTATATGAAATAAAATCAAAAACAGAAAAAATACCAGAAACATATGCGATATTATTAGAAAAATTAAAAGTTACTTCAGAAATTGAAAGAAAATACAATCGTTTAAATTATGTTTTTTCTAAATTATTTAATGTTGATGTTTCTGAAGTGGTTGAAGAATATTTAGGATTTAATTCGGGTTGGATTAGAAAAATTGATATTTATAATTATTTTAAAAAAAATCCCGAAGATGTTGATTTTTTTCGTGAAATAACAGAAATTGCAAAAGAATGTCATGAATTGGGAATATCTAGTTTGGATTTTTATAATTGGAAAAATTTAGGATATAAAAAAGATGGAAAATTAGGTTTTTTTGATATTGGTTTTGGTGATGGTTTTTTAGTTCCTAATAATTTACAAAATATTGAAATTGATGAAGTTTTTGGTGGTTCTTCTTTATATTCTACAACAAATACTGTGAGTGATGATAATAAACCAACATATAATCAAATTGATAGTTCAGACCCAATAGATAATAATATCATAAGAAACACTAATGAATTATCGGAAAGGCAAATTTCTGCAATGAAGGATAGTAGTAGTGTTGAAGTAAAAAAGAAATGTAAATTAGGTGGTTTGGGAAATAAAAGTATTGCTTGTAATCAAGGCGATATTAACAATTTAATTATTAAACCAATTGAAGAAATTTTTTATAGATTTTCCAATAATATTAATGAAGAAATTGATGCAAGTGAAGCATATGATGTTGAAGGTGCGATAATGACAATTATTAATGGAAAAAGAAATGTTGGATTGGTGTCTTTTCATAAGAACCAAAATCTAAAAAATTTTGTGATTAATTCGGGTTTAAATATAATACCTGTAAAACAAGAACAACAAAATGCAAATACATCAATAATATATTGTGATGGGTATGAAAAACAAGCAAATATGTTACATGATATAATGAAATCACATGGTGGATATCTTTCAGATAAAACACCAAAAGAAGCCTATATAATTGGAAGATTATTGGGTTATACAAATGATTCTATTTTAAGATATATTTATAAAAAATATCCACATATTCGAAAAGATTATTCACAAAGATATAGTGGGTCAACAATGAATGAGAATTTAACAGATAGTAAAATTTTAGTACCAATACGTGACCATGTTGGATGGATTACACCAGATGGTAAATTTATAGAAGGTGGTCATTTACAAGTAATGTTGAATATATATCGTATTAAATATAAAAATAATTATGATTTTGATGAAACAAAAAAAATATACGATATGGCTATTAATGATGGTTATACAAGAATAGTTTTTAATTCTGGTGGTAGTCTTGGTGATATATTAGATATTCAAACATTGAACAAAAAAAGGTTTAGAGAAATTATATTGGGTGGATATGTTAATACAATAAAAAAACCAGAATCTCAAATATATTGTGATATTGGTAATTCTGAACATAATAATTATTATGTTTTTAAAATGGATGAAAATAAAGAAGATTTATATTTCTTTTTGTTTTCAAACAAATCAATAAGAAACATACATGAAAGTATGAAAGAATCAAATCTAAATATAATAAAAAACATACAAGAAGCAAAATTATTATCAATAAATTAAAATGAAAATAAGAAATTTCATAAATAAAATTAAACAAAAACCATTTATAGAAGAATTAATTAATAATGGTGGTGATGTTTATTTAGTCGGTGGTGTTGTTAGAGATTTAATATTAAATAAACCAAACAAGGATATAGATTTAGTTATTCGTAATTTATCTATCGATAAAATTATAGAAATATTAGAAAATTTCGGTAAAGTTGATATTGTTGGTAAATCGTTTGGTGTTATTAAATTTAATGATGGTAGTGGTATTGATTATGATATTGCATTACCTAGAAAAGAAAGACCAAGTGGTGAAGGTGGTTATCGTGGGTTTGATATTCAAAGCAATCCTAATTTATCAATTGAAGATGATTTAATAAGACGTGATGCTAAATTTAATGCAATGGCAATAAATATTAATAATAGTAAATTTATTGACCCTTTGGGTGGTTTAAAAGATATTGAAAATAGACAAATTTCTGCTGCAAATCCTGATGCATTTAAAGACGACCCACTTAGAATGTTAAGAATGATTAGTTTTGGAAGTCGTTTTAAATATGTAATAGAACCAATGACAATGAAAATGATTAGGGATAATGTGGGTAGAATTAAGGAAATTAGTCCAGAAAGAATATTGATTGAACTTGAAAAAATTGTAACTAAAGGTGATTGTAAAATTGGTGCATTATTACTTAAACAAAGTGGGTTGTTAAAAGAAATTTTTGGTAATATAAGTGGTAAAATTAAAATATATCGTAAAGATGATAAAATATGGAATAATGTAAAAACTCTTGGTGAATTTATTTTTTTATTGTCTAATAATTCAACTAAAATAGCATCTGATTTTTATAAAAATGATTTAAAGGGTGATATTAACACATATAAAGAAATTAAAGGGTTGGAACAAGCCTTTTCAAAAGAAATTACAAATAATGTAGAAGCAAGAATGATTGCACATAATATGTATGTAATTTCACCTCAAACATTAAAAAGTCAAATTATACCAGATATATTAAAAAATGCATGTCAAGAATTGTTAAATGGTAAATATCCTAAAACAACAATTGAACTTGCTATAAATGGTAATGATTTAATTAGTTTAGGATTAAAAGGTATTGAAATTGGAAATGCCATGAAGAATTTATTATTAAATATTTATTCTGATAAAATTAATAATAATAAAGAAGAATTAGTTGATTTTTTAAAACAAAAGAAATTTATTAATGAAGTCAAAAAAAATGATAACATTGAGTATGGTTGTTTAATGTTGTTTTTTGATATACCTAAATGGAATTATATCACATCATTAATAAAAAAAGAAGATATTTACGATTTAGATGGATATGGTATTGAAAATGAACCACATGTTACAATATTATATGGGTTTCATGATGATGTTAAACCAAATGTTCTTTTTGATGAAATAAAAAACAATTTTAATTTAAAACCAATAGAAATAAAAATAAATGAAATTTCAATTTTTGAAAATTCTGATTATGATGTTGTGAAATTTGATGTTGATTCTGATGATTTAGTTGAAATTAATAAATTTATTAAAAAATTTCCACATACATCAGATTATTCAGATTATAAACCACATATGACAATTTCTTATGTGAAAAGGGGTATGGGAAAAAAATACATAAAAAAATTAAAAAAAACATATTCATTATTTGGTAATAAATTGGTGTATTCAGATAAAAATAAGAATAAAGATATTTTAAATTTAAATTCTTTGAATGAAGAAAAAAAATCTAAATATAGTAGAACAAAAGAATCAATATTAAAATCCAAAACAATATCAAAAGAAATGAAAGAAAGAATTTTACAATATTTGGGTGGTGGTAGTACATATAAAACAATTCCTTCTTATGGTGGTATTGTTTTAGGATTGAATAAACCTGAAGAATTTTTAAATAAAACAAAAAAATCTAATGGTGTTTCATTAGGTGCGGATAAAAGGGGCTTTTTTTGTTATACACATCGTGCATCATCAAAAAGATATGAAACACCAGAAAAAATACCAGTAAAACAAATTGAATTTATTGAATCAACAGGTTGATATTGTAACATTTTTTTATTATTTTCGTATATAGTTAAATAATTATTAAAAGTATTTATTATGAAACAAGCAAAATTAATTACACCTTTAAATATTGCAAAAGTGTTAGGTGTTGAAAAAGAATATAAAAGTATTCTCATTGATGAAAGTTTAAAAACCACTTACAATGATTTTATGAATAGTGATTTTGAAAACGAAAAAAATAACACTGATTTAAATATTAATATTAATGAAAAAAATTCTAAATGAAGCATTTAAAGTTAGTAAAAAGTATGATTTAAAAGGAAATCCTATTGCATATATAGACCCCAATTTACCTGAAAACACAGAAACATTTAAATATAAAGATATATTTAAAAAACATGGTGCTAAATGGGATTCTAATGGAAAATTTTGGTTTTGGTATATTGGAAAAACAGAAGACCAATGGAGAAATGTTTACAAGCGTTTTATTGAACCAGCGTTAAAAGAAGTACATGGATTGGAAGGGGCATCGGAAGATGATAGCAAAGCATCTTTAATAGCATCGTTAGATGATATTGTGGGTGAAATAAAATCAGCAGAAACATCATCGAATATCGAAGATGGTACTATAACAGATGAAGAAAAAAAGAAAATTATCGATAAACTTAATGGATTTAAAGAAACAATTGTTAATCTTGATAATGATGAAGAATTTAAAAAAACAATGCAAATTATAAGTAGTTTTAAAAACGCACAAGGTCATCAATATAGTTTTAGGAATTCAATACTTATTTGGTTACAAAACCCAGAAGCAAGATTAGTAAAAAGTGAATATAATTGGAATAAATTTAATAGGGAAATTATTGATAAAACTAAAAGAATGATAATTTGTTCACCCGCTAAAAGTGCATTAAGACAATATAGTAAAGAAGAAAAGGTTAAAATTATTAAAAATTTTTTAATTTCTGTTAATAAGAAAAAATATGAAGATTTAAATGCTGGTGAAAAAGAAAGATTGGGTGTTGAATTACGTGGTAAATTTGTTAAACATAATTTTGAATATACTCCTGTTTATGATGTATCTAACACAAAACAAATGGAAGGTAAAGAAAATTTATTGGGTGATTATGAAAATTTTAATGAAATTAAATGGTTTGAGGAAGATATGATTTCTGAAGAAGTTAAACCCATTTATAATGCATTATTAAATTTTTGTAATGATAACGGTATTGAAATAAGAATGGTGGATGATTTGGGTGGTGCTAGGGGTTCTAGTGGTGGTGGATATATTAAATTATTAAAAAATGAAGGTAATGATGTTGGTATTACTAAAACATTAGCACATGAAATAAGCCATGAATTGTTACATCAAACATATTTAAAAAATAAAAAATCTGAATTTGCCCGATATTTTGTTGGTACTTCTGAAGGTCGTGAATTAGTAGAACAACAAGCAGAATTATCTGCATGGATGATATTGGCATCATATGGTTTTGATTTAAAAACAACATCTTTCAATTATGTTGCAATTTGGGGTGCTGATAAAGATGCAATGATTAGAGTGTTTGATACGGTAACTGGTGTTGTTAATTTATTATTAAATTATATTAATAAACAACTGGAAGTTGTCACAGAAAGTGATAATAATATTAAATTAAGACCAGCAAAAAAAGTTGCACCAATAGATGTTGCAAAAATTTTGGGTGTTGAAGATGAATATCTTGATGTTTTAGAACAAAATAAAAATAAATTAAATGAATCTTTTTACGGATTATTAAAAAGAATGAATGGATATAAATGAGTAATGTTCTTTATAGTGCAGTTGTTCTTGATGAAAATTCAAGAAACAAATTAATTAATAGATTTAAAAATGAAATACCTGAAGATTGGGAAATTATTGCACATCATATGACCATTAATCTTGGTGAAATTAGTCCCGAATATGAAAAATATTTAGGTATGACTGTACGTTTAAGTGTAAATACTATTGCAATGGACGATAAAGTTATTGCTGTTGGAGTAAGTGGTTTTCCTAGTAAAAATAAAATACCACACATAACATTAGGAGTAAATCGTAAAAATGATGGAGTACCCAAATTATCAAACAACTTAGTAAATTGGAAGTTACTTAAAAGACCGTTTAATATTGTTGGTAGAGTTACTGAAATAAAATTTGAATAATATTATTATATGTTAATAGAAAATTTAGAAGCATTTGATTTTGATGGTACATTATTTCAAACACCAGAACCAGAATATGGTAAAAGGTATTGGTCTGAATATTATAATAAAGAATATCCATATTTAGGTTGGTGGGGTAGAAGTGAAAGTTTAGATTTAAATGTTTTTGATATTAAACCCATTCAATCAGTATTAAATCAATTAAAAGATGCAATAAATAAACCAAATACTTATGTTATTATTTTAACTTCAAGAATTGAAAGATTAAGACCTTATGTTCAAAAAATTTTGGATGTTAATAATATTAATGTTGATTATTTAGATATGAAAAACAATGATTTAGATAAAGGTAATAGAATTTTAAAATACATTAATAAATATCCAAATTTAAAAACAATTAGCGTTTATGACGATAGGGATGTCGATATAATTTCTTATAAAAATATAAAAAAAGAAATATCTAATAACATTTTGTTTAATATTTATAAAATTATTGATGAAAATATTATTTTAGTTGAATCTAAATATAATCTTTTGAATATAATTAATGAAGAAATTATAAAATTAAAATAACACTATTTATTAATATATGAATTATAAAAATGAATAAAATTTTACAAATATCAACACCATATAATATAATGATTGATGGATTAAACAATAATAATATTCAATATAATGAAATGGATATTAATCCAAACATATTAAAACCAACAAAACCATATATTGTTTCAAAATATTCTAATAATACTATTAATGATAAAAAAAACCCAATTTGGGTTGATAAAGACTTAAACATTTTGGATGGTCATTATAAATGGGTTAATGGATTATCAAATAATTCAATGGTTTATATAATTAAACTTAATTTAGATTTTTTAGATAGTTGTAAAATTTTAAATAAAATACAAGATATTTTTGAATATAAAGAATTGCAAAATTTAGAAGAAATTGTATCTCAAGATACTATTAATTTTTATCAAGATGATGATACACAATTTTTAAATTCTTTAGAATCTTCCAATATGGAATATGATAAAAATCCAATAGTTTTGTATGGATATAGAAAAAAACCTATTAAAGAAAATTCACAAAATGGTAATTTTTTCTTATCTTCACCAATTGATGGTTTTGATAAATATCAAATTGAATTTGATAATTTGTTTGATATGGATAATAATGGTATTTCATATAAAAATGGTCAAAATTTAGTTGATATTTTATCTAAATTTTGGTTTCCAAATGTGAATTTTAAAGAATTGAATAAAGAATCAAATATTAATTCTGATAGAATTAAAGAAAGAGCAATAATATTAAAAGCAAAATCATTGGGTTTTGATGGAATTAAATTAAATAACATAATTTGGGGTTTAAAATAATAGGAGATATAAACATGAAAACATTTAAAATAACCAATATAACACATTTATTGGATAAAAATAGTTTAAATTATAATAAAAATTTAATCATTGAATATATTGATGGTATATACGAAAAAAAAACAGAAATTAAACCAAAGGAAGATTTGTTTCTAAAAACAAATTTCTTAACAATCTCAATACGTAGATTAAGAATAAAAGGTTTAATTTCTGTAATTGAAGTGAATGATTATGATATTAATCTTTATGAAAAAAAGAAATCGAATAAAAAAATTTTACAAAAAACTGAAAAGGAAAATAAAAAAGATAAAAATAAAACAACAAACAATATTGTAGAATCTAAAGACAATAAAACCATTTCAGAAACAAAAACAAAAAATAAAAAATAAGAATATTTTTTCATATTTCATTTTTTTTATATATTTTTACGTATTTAAATATAAATTATATTTTTTTGTAAAAATTTATAAAAAACATGAATAACAAAATACGAATTTTATTTTATAATTCTGATACTGCTGGTGTTAATTATTTTAGAACACAAACACCTGCAATTGAATTGGAAAAAAATCATTCAGATGATTTTTATATTGAAATTAATCCACACATAGATTTTAATGATTTAAAAACATTAGATTATTTAAAATCTTTTGATATTATACATTATCATCGTCAATTACATGGTAATTTGAATATTATGAATAATTTATCAAAAGAATTAAAAAAATCTGGTGTGCTATTAATAGCAGATATTGATGATTATTGGTATTTACCACAACAACATCCTTTTTATACATTAAGTCGTGAAAGAAAATTACATATTCCAATTATTGAAAATTTAAAAATTGCTGATTATGTAACAACAACAACAGATTTGTTTGCATCTGAAATAAAAAAAATAACAAATAAAGATAATGTTGAGGTTTTTTATAATTCAATAAATCCAATTTGGATGAAACAATTTCAAAATAACTGGAAACCTGACCCTGATGGTCGTGTTAGAATAACATATATGGCAGGTTCTTGCTATGATGACAAAACAGAAATATTAACGGAAGATGGTTGGAAATTATTTAGAGATTTAAATAAAACAGAACAAGTTGCAACGTTAAATCCAGAAACAAATCTTATTGAATATCAAAAACCAACTGAATATATAAATGAACCATATGATGGTGATATGTATTATGCTTCAGATTGTGCTATTGATTTTGCAGTAACACCAAATCATAAAATGTACGTTTCTTTTGATTTAAAATCTGGGTTTGAATTAGTTGAAATGTCAGAAGTTTTTAATAAAAAATCAAATTTTTATTTTAAAAGAGAAAAAAATTTAATTGAAACCGAATGTGTAAATGAATGTCCAAAAATACTTTATTATAAAGTTTCAAAAAAAACATATAAAGGAAATATTTATTGTGTTAATGTTCCAAATCACATAATATATGTTAGAAGAAACGGTAAAAGTTATTGGTGTGGGAATTCACATTTGGGTGATATTGAACAATTAAGGGGTGTTATAAATGTATTATCTAATGATTGGGAATTAAAAGATAAATTTAAGGTAATTATTGCTGGTTGGGATGCTGAAGGAGATACTACTGAATATAGTTTCAATAATGAATTTAAATTTGAACTTGAAAAAAGGGGATTGTGGACATCAAATATAATTAAAGCAATTAATTCTTCAAAAGGTAATGTTGATATGTTACCAATACCAAATGAATTAAAAAATAAATATAGAAATAAAATTTTTAATGAAAGTAAACGTAGTATTAAGTCTGAAGAATCAGTATATTATCAATATGAGAAAATTTTAACCGATAATCACAATATGATAAAGAATGAAGATTATTTATCGTGGTTAATGAATTTTGAAAGAAATATTAAGTATGATAATGAAGGTAATTATGCTCGTAGATGGACTGAAAAAGCAAATATTTATGCTAAAGTATTAGATGAAACGGATATTGTATTAGCACCATTATCAGATAATAAATTCAATCATTTAAAATCAAATTTAAAACAAGTTGAATGTTGGAGTAGAAAATTACCTATTGTTTGTAGTGATATACCACCATATAATATTCATGGGAAACATATGAAGAATTGTATATTAATACCACCAGAAAAAAATGCACGTAAATATTGGATAAAAAACTTAAAAAAATTAATTTTAGACCCAAATTTAAGAAAAGAATTGGGTGAAAATTTATATAATGATTTTAAGGATGAATATCATTTAACAAATGTTACAAAAAAACGTGCAGATTTTTATAAAAGAATAATCAATAAAAATAACAAATAAAAGGTGTATAATTATGAAAATAATTTTAAATTATTTTAAAAGAATTAATGATAATAGAAAACGTAGAAATAACGTTAAAAAATTTTTAGAATATTATAAAGATGGGATGACAAAACAAAAATATCGTCTTTTATTTAAATCATTTATGAAAATAACATATATTAATGATTTTTTTAATAAAAAGGATAATAAAATTATTTTGCCAACTAATGAAACTATTAATAAAATAATATCAATTATTAATGAACATACAGAAAAACAATATAGTTATGAAAATATAGAAAAATTGAAAAAAATAAACGAAAAATTATCTTTGGATATTAATAAATATATTGAAGAAAATAATAAATTGGAAGAAAAGTTAAAAATAATAAAGAAGAATGTTTAAAAAACTTATATTTTGGTTATATTTAAAATTTTATTCAATTCTTATTAGAATAAGCATTGCATTATTTAATACTGAAATTGAATTATTAAAAGCAGACCCTAATATTACAAAAGAAAAGGACAAAAAAATTCAACGTAAAAGGCATAGAAATGAATTATTAGAAAAATTTTACGTTGGAATACGTGATAGTAAATATATTAAAGAATATTATGAATTATTAAAAAAATCTGATGATGTCATGTTAAAATCATCACAGGAAAGATTTGTTGTACTATCAGATAAACATTTATTTTTTAAAGATAGAAATTCAAAGGATGATGGTGTGAATATTAAAGATGAACATGGTAGAAGGTATGCACATTTTGGATTTTTTGATGAAAAACATAAACATAGCGGTAAAACAATGGGTGAGGTTTTAGAATTAGAATTGGTTGAAAGGAAAACCAATGATGATGATTATGAAATATTATATATATTCAATAATACACCAATTGAATTAGGATTAAGCCAATCTGCTAATTTTTTAGACAAAAAAATTAACGATGATTATGAATTAAAAAAATCATGGAAAAACAGAAAATTTCCTTTAACAATATACCGTGAAACAGAACAAGATGTTATTAATAAAATTGAAGAAATAACAGAATTTTTACATGTAAAAAAAATTAACTTTAATGAAAGGCAATTGGAATTTTTTATACCCCTAAAGTTTAAAATAAATGAAGTTGATAATAATTCAAATATTTTTAATGAATTGGTAAATATTAAATCTGTATACATTAAAAACAAATATGGTGAATTAATTGGATTCACCATTAATAGTTTTATAAAAAGAATTGAATATAATCAAACACATGAAGTTTGGAAATTTCATGGGATTGAAATGGAAACAATAAAAAAAATATAATTATGGGAAATATGGATTTTTTAAAAAATTTAAAAGATGCTTTAGATTCTGGTGATTTTAATTCAGATGCAGCAAAAAAAATTGGTGAAATTAATAAAATGGCAGATGAAATTAATATTAATCTATCAAACGATGAAATATCTGATAAATTAAATAAATTTGGTGTAAAAAATATTGATGAAAACGATATTAAAATGAATGAAATATTTGATGAAACAATTAAAGATATAAAGAAAGATGATTTATTTAATAAAATAATTGCAAATTTATTGAATATTAATAAATCAATAGAAAATATTATTAATAATGAATTAATACCATATTTAAAAAATATTGAGAATGAGTATAATGAAGAAATAAAAAATAATCAAAATTTGAATAGTCTAATAATTAAAATAAAAGAAAAATATAAGATTAAATAATTTTTTTATTAGTTTTTATCCTTTTAAATCCAAAGCATTATGTTTGGATTTTTTTAGTTAGTATTTATAAAAAAATAAAAACAATGAATTCTCTTAATATCAAATATCCTTTTGAAGATAATAAAAACACTAACGAATTTTTAAAAACAAATATTATAACTAAAGATTCATATATTTCTAATTTAATTTTGTTATTAACAACAGAAAAGGGTGAACGATATTATGACCCTAATTTTGGTACTAATTTGTTGAAACACGTATTTGAATTTAATGATGATACAACTGCGTATAATATTGAAAAGAATTTAAGAGATACTGTATCATTGTATATGCCTGAAATTGAAATTACAAATGTTAGTTTTGATTTTGATGGTGATGATGAAAATAAAGTATTAGATAATCAACTAAATATAAATATTGAATTTAGATATAATAATGGTTATTATAAAGAAGAAGGTAATATTAACATAATAATATAAATAAATTATGAGTGATAATATAATTAAATATGGGAGTAGAACATTTGGTGAAATTAGAGAAGATTTAATTTCAATGATAAAACAATCATATTCTGATGTTCTTAGTGATTTTAGTGATTCTAGTGTTGGTTCTATGCTTATTGATATTAATGCTGGTGTTGCAAATAATTTAGCAATTAATACCGATAGAGTTTTTCAAGAAACCCAATTGGATAATGCTCAACAAATATCATCAATACTTAATATTGCTAAAAATATGGGTTTTAATATACCACCCAAAAGACCATCAGTGACAGTAGTTGATTTTACTGTGACAATACCTGTACTTGGTGATAAACCAGACCCAAATTATTATCCTATTTTAGAATCAGGCGCACAATTAATTGGTGGTGGTAAAATATTTGAAACACAAAACAAAATAGATTGGAGTTTACCTAAAAATAGAAGAATTATACCTAATACAGATTCTAATGGTATTATTATTAATTACGATGTTACAAAACGAGATGTTGTTTTTAATGGTAGTTCACAAATCTATAGAAAAGTTATTACATCAAGTGATGTTGTACCATTTTTTTCAATAACACTACCAGATTCAAATATTATTGGTATAGATAGTGTTATATTAATGGAAGGTACTAATGTTGAGGTTACAGATAACGATTTTAAAAATTCAATAATTAGATATTATGAGGTTGATTATTTAGCACAGCAAAGAGTATTTGTTGAAGATTTTGAAAATTCAAATCCAAAATCAGATTTAAAGATTGGTAAATGGATTGATGTAACTAAAAAATTTATAAAAGAATTCACACCAAATGGTTTTTGTAAGTTAACTTTTGGTTCAGGCGATGCTACAAATAATGCATTTCGTGATGGTTTATTAAAAGATGGTATTACTAACAAATATTTTCTTGAAAATTTTTTAAATAATACATCGTTAGGTGAAAAACTAAAAAGTGGTTATACATTATTTGTTAAATATAGAACTGGTGGTGGTAGTAATTCTAATATTGGGAGTAACGTATTAACAAAAATTAGTAACTATAATTTAGTTGTTAATGGTAGTTTAGAAACACTAAATAGACAAATTCGTGATAGTATTAAAGTTAATAATCCAATACCAGCAATTGGTGGTAATGATGGTTTAACTGTTGAACAAATTAGAAATTTAATAAAATATAATTTTTCTAGTCAATATAGAGATGTTACATTAAATGATTATTTGTTACAAGTTTATAAAATGCCAGGAAAATTTGGTTCACCGTTTAGACTAAATGCATATAAAGAAAATAATAAAGTGATTATTTCAATTATTAATATTGGTTCGGATGGTAAACTTTCAAATAAAAGTAACGATTTGTTGAAACAAAATATTGCTGAATATCTTTCACAATTTCGTATGATTAATGATTATATTGAAATTAAAGATGGTAAAATTTTTAATTTAGCATTTGATATTGATATATATGTTGATAATATTAACGACAATCAAATTGCTAATGGTGTTATTAATGTTGTGAAAAAATATTTTGATGTTAATAATTCTGAAATGAATAAAGATGTTTTTATTGGAAAATTACAAACAGAAATACTTTCGGTTTCAGGTGTTGTTAATGTTATAGACATTAGTGTTTACAATAAAGTTGGTAATGGTTATTCACACAATACAATATCACAAGAAATATCTGATGTTGAAACAGGAAAAATTCTTTTGATTAATAATACAATATATTCATCAGAAGATTCAATGTTTGAAATAAAATATCCAGAAAAAGATATTAAAATTTTAATGAGAAAAAATGTGGAAATTTAATTATATTGATTGTGGAAGTAATAAAGAAAAAAATATTACAAGCATTAACAACAGGTAAAACTGAAAGTTCTACAGGGAATACATATATTATAATACCAGATTTAACAAAAGTATATAATATAAAATTTTTATTAAATCAAGATGTTGAAAATTTAGGTTTTTTTGATGTGGTTTCTGATAAAATTGTTAATGATGAATATGATTATTATTATGAATATGGATATAAAAATAATAAAACAGAATCAATAGAACCAGTTGGATTAAACAATTTATTATGAAAATAATACAAACATATTATCAAATAGATAAGAAAACAGATACTAAAAATTTTAACGATAGTAATATATATTTATTAAATTTTTATTCGTTATTATTAAGTTATTTAACAATAAAAAAACTTTATGGAAACGTTGAAATATATTCTAATAAATTAGCGTATGATAAAATATTAAAATATATACCATACGATAACAATATTATTATCGATGAAAACAATAATATAAATTCCTACAATTATTTAAATGAATGGGATTTTTTTAAATTTAATGTTTATGAAAAACAAAAAGAACCGTTTATTCATATTGAAGGTGATGTTTTTATTTTTAAAGATTTGTTATCTGAATATATAAATAATAAAACATATGATGGTATTGTACAATCAATAGAAACATCAAAATCGTTATTTTATAATAATTTTTATTTCTCAAACATTGATATGTTAGAGAAACATGATTTTATTGATAAAAAGAAAATAGAAAAATCATATGAAAAATATTCACAAATTATATCATATAATTGTGGTGTTGTTGGTTTTAGAAATATGGAATTTTTTAATGAATATCTTCTTAATGTAAAAAAAATGATTGATTTGATAAATAAAGGAATTTTAAAAATAAAAAATCAATCAAATTATATTGAACAATTTACATTATATTCATTATCTCAAAAATTAAATAAAAAAATATATGAAGTATTGCCAGAAAGCGATATATTAAAATATGGATACAATCAAACAGGTAATATGCATGGTTATACGCATTTATTGGGTAAAAATAAATATGTTGGTAGTTTTATTGTACTAATAAGAAATAAAATAATAAAAAATTTCCCAAAATATAAAAAAAATATAGAAATGTTTGAAAATTCATTAAATGATTTTGATTTTATGACAATTAAACATAAAGACGAAAATAAATTTTTAAAAAGTTTTAATAATAAATGAAAATATTTGAAAAACATATTGAAATAATAAAATTTTTGGTAAATAATATTAATATTAACGATTTTTTTATTGCTGGTGGTATTGCTGATTATTATCACTTTAATAAATTGGGTTATGACACAAATTTAGTGGTTGGTGATGTTGATATTGTCATTTTCAAGAAAAAAACATTCAATGAAATTAAATCGTTGTTTAGTAATGTTAAAATTAAATTATTTGAAGAACATTCATTATTTTATTTAAACGATAATTTAATTTTAGATGTTTTTTTTAATAAAAACAATCAAGAAATGGAATTGGTTGATTGTTTTAATATGGAATTTAATATAGAAACTATTGATTCTAGAATTAAATTATTAAATAATTTCACAAATAATTTATTGGATAAAAAACCAATGTATAGAAAAAATTTAAAATATTTAAAAAAATTAGTATACTATGGATTATAATATTTTATATGTTTTTAAAACAGAAAAAAATATCGAAAACAATATTTCTGATAAAATAATTTTTTTGGTATATAGTATATTATTAGCAAACGCATTTTTAAACTCAAATATTGTATTATATACCGATATGAATGGAATGTATGTTTTTTCAATGTTACCGATTGATGTCAAAATTCAATTTAATAGAAATATAGATGAAATGATAAAAACGGTGAAAGAAAAACAAAAAGAACCATATTTATTATTAAATTATAATAATCATTTAAAAGAAAATTTAAGATATAATAATAACATTAAATTAAGACAAAAAGGATTGGAAATAAATATTGATGATGAAAATTTTGAAAATGTTGATGTTAACACCATAAAAAAAAGATTAAAAACCCTTTTAAATTTTAATTATGACGAATTACTTAATAGAATCAATACAATATTATAATGATAACAGGTATTACTAAAAATAGCAGATTAAATGAATTGAAAAAATATAGATTAACTAATATTTTTGAAGAACAATATTTTGGTAATGGTAATTTAAATAATGATGGTGTTGATTTTAATAATTCAATATCTGGTGTTTCGGTTGTTTATTTTATTAATAGTATAAAATATATAGATAATTTAACAGGAAATACAACATATTTTGAATATATACCCCAAACAAATCTTAATGATTATGTTGATAAAAATTATTATAAAGATTTAAATAAGAAAAATGTAATAAATAAATCAAAAATATATAATGATGTATTTATAGAAAGACAAGAAAAATCAGCATTTGTTGATAATCATAAACTTCAAATTATTGATAATCTTTTAGATTTATTAACATATGCAAGTGGAAAATATTTTAATATTGTTGATAATAATAAGTATAATTAATTTTTTAATATGGGTTGTGGTGTATATGGAATAACAAGACCAGCAGATGTTAATATTAATGATATTGACATTTTTTATAATTATGTTCCTGATAGAGAAACTGAAAACAATAATATTTTTAGATTAAATTCTTCAGATTTATTATCATATAATTATTTACCTGAAGAAGAATGGGAATATGATGATGATGAACATAATAATATTTTAGAAGGTTTATATAATTTAAAATTACCAGCAACAATATTTAATCAGTTGGGAATATATACAATTTATATAAAACCAAAAAGTTTTATTGTTAATATAAGTGATGTTGCACCATTATCAGCATTACCAAGCATAAGAGGATTAATTATTGATGTTAACAAATTACCCGAAGGATTAAGAGGAAATAATGCAATGCAAGGTTATCGTGTTGAATATATAAACACATTAACCAATAATAAGATAAGAAATGTTGTTAGATATATTGTTAGTTCTAATAGGGTTGTACCAATAAATGAAAATGTTGGTAATACTAGTCAAAAAGCAACAAGATATAAATTTGATGATACAGGTTCGTTGTTATTTCTTCAATTAACCCCAAGTAGTTCAACAGATATTAAACCAAATCTTTCTCCATATATTGGAATACCTAATCAAGATATTATAATATCAAATACCTTTTTTAATCCTGTTGTTATTGAAGTTGAACTTGTTGAAAATACAATAGATACTTTATCCGATTTAATTGGTGGTGAACAAATTAAAGATGTCGATAATGGTATTTTAACATATTATGATAAAAATAGGGTGATTACAAAACAATTTAATATTTTTGAAATAAAAGATGATATTGGAAATGTTTCATTATTTGAAGTTAAAGAAAAGAGAACAAATATTGATGCAAGTCAAAATTTTGATGATGTTATTAGTGAAATACAATAATTTTTAATTTCTTATTATAATATTTAAATCCCAACTAATTGTTTGGGATTTTTTTGTTTATCGTATTTATAATAAAATTATTATTTGTGGCAAAAGTAAAAGTAGTTAATCGTAATTTAAGTTCTAATTTAACTGGTGGTAATTTTACTGATACTCCATCCAATACAGTATTTTCATTTGGTTCTTTTAATGTAACATCAAATTTTGAGGATAGAAAAGTTATTGATTATTCAAAAACTTTAACAACCTTTGTTCGACCAGTTACATTAGAAACAATGGATTTAACAATAGAACAATCCGAATTATTATATAACATATCAACAAATTTAGTTCTTAATTTAGATAATTCTAATTTAAATACCTTTGTTAAATTTGGTTCAACTTATGAATTTTTACGTGTTTCAATTGAAAATATAATATTAAAATATCCTGCTAGTTTATATGTTAATAATAAAAAAAATAACACTACTTATAAAAATGGTAACTATGATGAAGAATTAAACCAATCTACTTTTTCAATTCCGATAAGTTCAATTAACAATTTATTTAATTTAATAATTTCAACCGATAATAATGAAGTAAATGATGAAAATATATTGAAAAATTTAAATTTATCGTATAATGATTATGTGATAACAACAACAGAATCAAACAAACAATATAAAGTAATTGGATTTTCAGGTTTCTCAAAAACAAAACTTTTTATCACTATAACTGTTGAAGGAAATCCTTTAAATATTATAAATAATAATGAAGATGGTAGTATAGAATTTCATATAAAACCAAATAATTTAAAATTTGAAGAATTTAGAGCAAAATTAAAACCATATGAAAAATATATTTTATCTGAACGTGTTGAAGACGATGGTTTTAGTTTTATTTTAAAAAATCCAACTTTATTGGATAATGGTGAGATAATTTATGTAAACACATCAATATTATGGTCAACTAGTGATGGTTATAATATTGATATTGATAATTCCTTATATAGAAAATTTTTGGAAATTGTTTTAAGTATTGGTAGTAAATATGATTTAATAAAAACAGATTTAATAAATAGATTTTTAACTCCAAGTTCTTTAAAAACATATGATTTAACCGAAAATAAAAAAATGATTAAATTGCTTAGATTATATGGTTGGGAATTTGACCAAATTAGGCAATTTATTGATTCGTTAGTTTATATTAATAAAATTTCATACGATAAAATTAATTCAATTCCAAATCAATTGATTGCAAATATGGCAAAAACTTTAGGTTGGGAATATTTTTCATTGGTTAATGAAAAAGAATTAATGGAAAGTTTTTTAACGATAGATGAAAACGAAAGAAATTTAAATAAAGATTTATTACCAGCAGAAGTTGATTTAGAATTATGGCATAGAATTTTAAATAATACTAACTATTTTTGGAAATCTAAAGGAACTCGTGAATCAATAAAATCAATGTTTTTATTGATTGGAATACCAGAACCGTTTATTAATATAACAGAATATGTTTATACTGTTGGTGGAAAAATTAATCCAAATACAGTACCATTTTCAAAAAGAGATTTTCCAACAAATTCATTACCCTATGATAATTTTGGGTATCCAAAAGCACCACTTGAAACTAATGATTTTTATTTTCAAATTTCTGGTGATTTGGATTCTGGGCAAAAATATTTGGATGTTTTTCGAATGGCGGGTTTTAATCTAAAACAAACAATTGATAATAAAAAATCATGGATACAAACTGGTTCAACAATAAGAATTCATAACACAACACCACAATATTATCAAAAAGATAATAGATTGATTATTAACACAAAAGAAGTTGATGTTGCTTTAGATACTGCACGAGGTATTGAATATGATGTGTTTACATATGTTAAAGATATCGATTTTCCTGCAAATAATTCAAGATATGCTTTGTCATATTCATATGTTAATGTTGTATTAAACGAAAACGCTAATGGTATATTTGATTTACCAATTAATTATACATATGAAGGTGATATTGAAGTAAGATATAATGGAATATTATTAAACCCACCAAAAAGTGGAAATACTGGTTCAACGGGTTTTACTGTAAATACATATTCTGATTATTTTATTAATAATAATAATCAATTAGTTATAAATGAATTAACAGGTTCTACTTCTTTTGATGGCGTTGTTCAAATAACATTTGTACATTCAGGTAAAACAACAAATCCCATAAATATTGTTGTTGATTATGTTGTTACTAAAATTAATATTGATATTGAACAATTTTCAAATAAAAAATTCATCAAATTACCAACAAAATCATCAGGGGATGTTCAATTGACAGTAAATGGTATTGCTTTAACAAAAAAAGGTATTGGAATAGAGGGTGATTATACATATGATGAAGAATCGAATAAGATTTATATAACAAATAAAGATGTTTATAATTATGTATTAGAAAATAAAAGCGATGTACAGATTGCATATATTAATGTTAATATTGGTAATTTAAATTCATATATTACATCAACAGGTGAAACTGTTAATTTAAAAAATGAAACAATTAAAATACATAGTTTTAATACAAGTAAAATTTATATGAATGAATCTGCTAATAAATGTGTATTAAAACTTAACTATAAAATAAAAGATGCTAAAGAAATCAAAATATTAATTGACGGTGTTGCATTAGAACCGTATAAAGATTATGATGTAAACATAATGAATCCATATGAAATATTTTTACCAAAATTTTTAAGAATTGGTATGGTTATTAGTGTTTATTATCTTGTTGGTGGTGATGAATTATTTACTCCAATTGTTTCAGATAGTTTTGATTTAGGTGATATTAGTAAATTATCATTTCTTGAATTTTTAGAATTAATTCAAAGAAAATTAATAAATGTTAGAACAAGGAAGGTTGTAACAAATTCAAAAGGTGGGTGGTATCCAACGGTTCAAAAAATATACGAAATATATCTTAAAAGAGCAAAACTTAGTCAAGACAATCCGTTTTTATCTAATGGATATACCTTTAGAAATCTTCATCCCTTTTTAAACAAATATAATGCGTTTTTTCAAAGGTTTATTGACCAAATATTGTCGGCAACAATAATTCTAAAGAAGAATGGATTGCTTGTTCGTAATAGTTTGTTTACAAGACAAAAATTTACATATAAAAGAGGTGTTAATTTATATTGGGGTATAAATAATAATAACAATTATGTTGATAAAAGAGGTTATGGGTTTTTAAAATATTTTGGTGATGATGGTGCTATGTTTAAAATAAATCAAGAATTAGAAACACCATCATTATATGTTGAAACAATAAAAGCAACAAATAGTGAGGATGATTATTATTATGATGGTGAAAATAAAAATATGGTAACACAAGAACCAATTGGTTTAAATAATTTATAATGTTTTTTTATGGGTGATAATAAAGCATATATTTGTAATTCTGGTGGTATGAACATATCTGGTCATAGTGATATTGTTGCATATGGTATTCAATATAGAAAATTGGGTTCGGATACTTGGAATGAAGAAATAGAATATAATAGTTTAACAACTAATTGCTATAGAATACCAAAAATAGAAATAACACCAAATGCTTTGTTTGAATACAGAGCAATTGTATGTGAACCATTACGTTGTGCTGTAGGTAATATTTATTGTATTGAAATTCCAGAATATTGTGGTTTAACAGCAAAACATAATGAAATCACACAAACAGAAATTATTTCTGCTGGTGGTTGTTGTATTATTGGTTATGATAAAATTGACCTTTATGGTATGGAATACGAATATATTTGTTCAAATGATATTAATTTTACTGTTGAACCTATTAATTATTCGGTATGTTCTGATGGTTATATACATATTCCATCAATTGGTGGTTGTATTAATCTTTGTATTTATGGTGAATATACAAATACATATGAAATATGTTGTGAAAATATTATTACACCTTGGGTTATTGCGGATGAACCAACATATCCTAGTCTAACAGGAATTAATCAAAAAATAATAATTGAAGAAAATATAAATCCAAATAATCAATGTGTTGGTTGCCTTATATATACGCCAACAATTGGTGATTCGAAAACAATAAAAATATATCAAGAAAAATATATACCACCAGTTGAAATTAATATAACAGGAATTACTACTTATTTTATTCCAAGCGTAGGATATCCAGATAATTGTTGTAGTCCTTATATTGGAGTAACTAAATATGGTTATTTAACACCAGTTCAAAATCCCGATGATGAATTTTGTTTTGTGTTAAATTATTGTATGTTTAGAGATAGTATATATTTAGGTTCATTAGGTCCACAAATTTTTGTTTATTGTAATGGATGTACTTATTATCAAAAAACCATATGTGATAAATTTGGTTGTAAAATTTCTTGTAATTATACTATTCCACCAATAGTAGTTAGATATGGTGATTGTTATAGTTTTATGACACATGCAATAAGTGAATGTAAAGAAAGAGAATCTGGAATTTCAAAAATTACAATCAAATCCCTTTGTGGTAGTGGATATGTATTAGGTAATGATAAAACATTAGAATCAATAGTTTGTTCGGTATATTAAATAAAATAATTAATCATGGCATGGAGTGGAACAACATTAAAGACAGGACCGTTAAGCGAAAATAAATATTCATATAGCATTACGGGTTTAACACCAAATAGTTTTTATAGATATAGGTCATTTTTTATAATTGATGGTGTTGAATATCGTGGTGATAATATATATAGTGGACTAACAAAACGAATAATTTATCAAATACCTACTATTTTAACTGGTGAAGCAAAAAATGTTGGGGATATGTCGGTTGATATTAGTGGAAACACAATAACAAATAGCGGTGGATTTGACCCATCATTAGTTTTTGAACATGGATTAATATATACCCAAAACCCAACATTAGGAAATGAAAATGAATTATTTTATCAAACCAAAAAAGATATTGTAATATCAAAACATAATGTATCTGTTAATACTATTCCGTTTTTATTTGATTTATATATTGAAAAATTAATACCTAATACGAACGTATTCTATAGAGCATATGCAAAAAATCCTTTTGGTTTTGGATATGGGGAAATTAAAACAGTTAAAACAACAAACAATATCGGCATTAAACTAATAAATGCAAGAGAGATTGATAATTATAGGTCAAGTGTTCAAATTAGTTATGTTGGTAGTCTTGGTGATTATAATGTTTTTAATAGTTTTTTAATCAATTTTAACTATCATTTAGAGGTTAGTTGTGAAAATAGTAAAATTCCTGGTAATACTTTTGATAATGAAACTAAACTTAAAATTTTTGATTATAATAATGAAGAAGAAAACGATGAAATTTTTGAGGATTCGGTTTATACTGCAATTAGAAATACACAATATAATAGTTTTGCCGAAACAATACCAAATCCAAAAGAAGGTAGTGTTACTATAAAAAGTTTAGAAGATGTTTTTATTAATTTTAATTATAATTTTGATGATGAAGATGAGGGTGTTTCATTTAGAAATACAAATGGATATATTGAACTAACATCAGTTATAGGTTATATTGGAAGCACAGAAATTCCAATAAGAATAGTTGGGAAAAATAAGTTTTCAATTAGAGCAAATCTTTCTGGTGGTAGTAGTTTTTAATATTTTTTTAAAATTTAATAATTAATGTATTTATATTAAAACAAATAAATAATATGGGATTTATTGATAAAAATGACCCAACAGTAATTAATATAAAATTAACGTCTAAGGGTAGGGAATTACTTTCACAAGGTAAATTAAATTATAAATATTTTGTTGTTGGTGATAGTGAAATTGATTATAGGTTAATTAATGAAATAAATAAAGATTCTTCAGATTATAGTGGATTTGATTCTGTTATATTAAATGCATTTGATAAAAACCCAAATATAATATCATCAATACCACGTAATTTTAATGGTGATAGTTATAATGAAATACAATCAATTCCAATAACAAATTATACTGTAGAAAATTCAATTGATTCTATTGGTTTTTTTAATAGTGGTTGCACTGGATTTATTATAGATAGTAATCATATAAAAAGAAGTGATTTGTTTGTAAAACCATCTGAAATAAATGGTGGTAGTTCATTAAATTTATATAAAGGAAATGATGGTATATTATATGATGAATTGTTGGTTGATGATTATATATTAATAATGTGGTCAGTAAATACAACAACAGCAGATAATATAAATAAAAACACACCAAATCCAATATTAATTTACAAAATTGAAGAAATTTTTGAAAATAATAATGATTATATTTTTGTTAAAGTTGATAGGGATTTACCAATTTTTAGTGGTTATAGTTCAAGTATTATAACAGGAAAAACTAATCAAGTAATTGTGTTTCCTAACAAATTAACATATAGTGGTAGTTCTGTTTTTAATATGTCGCAAACTGATTATGTTGATAATAGTGTAATTAATTTTTTAGAAAATTGTCAATGTCCAACAATTGTTTTTCCGTTTTGGAATATGTCAATAATTTTTACCGAAGAAATTATTGGAATTTCGACTAATAATTTAAAATATACGAAATTTAAAAACAAATCAATGGGTGGTTTTGTATCTTATATTCAAAATCAAAATCCAACATATAAAAAATTAGGTGTTATACATTATACCAATAATTCACCCGCAAATGTATATGGTGAGGGATTTTTATTAGATAATGTTAAATTGGAAATACCAACAATAATGTGGCATAAAAATATAACACCAAAATTAGGATTAACATTAACACCAAAAAATGGATTAAAATTATTAACTGGTGATACTAAATCTTTAAATATTAATTATTATGATTTGTGTGATAATTGGGATAATGTTGTGGGTAAAGTATTTCCCGATTTAAAGATATTTGTTATTGAAGACCAAGAATTATTATTTGCATTATCTTATAAATCAAATAGGTCTTGGACTTTACCTAATTTTAAAATTAGTTAAAATATAATATTATAATATGAAATACGATATTTATGTAACATATGCATTGATTAATAAAAAGGATGGATATTCAAGTGCAATTCACTGTAATTATATTAATAAAATAACAGTTGAAACCGATAATATTTATACATATGAATTATTGTTTGAATTTGATAAAAATGAGTTTATATTTTTAAATGATTTTAATAATGGTTTTGGTTATTGTGCAACCGATTTATATATCATATATCAAACAGTAAAAGAAAATCAACCAAGAAATAATGTTTGGAAATATAAAAACGTAACTAATCAAATTCCTGGACATGGAACTGTTAAATATTTTACTGGTAATGAATTATATAATAAAAAAATTAGAGTTGAATTAAAAAATAATAATCCATCATACACACTTAATAATCCAGATATATTATATAAATTAAAATATCCATCTAAAAACGAAACGGATAAATTATCGTTTGGTGAGGAAACATTTTTTTTGGGTAATGTAACTGCTGATATAAAGGCAGATGTTTATGTATTAGACATGTCAATTAATTTAGCATTAAACGAATTTAATTCGTCAAATAATTTAACTTGGGATGGTACATCAAGTGTATATATTAGTGAAGTTGGTTTATATGATGAAAATAAAAATTTGGTTGCTATTGGTAAACTAAATAATCCAATACAAAAAGATTCAACAATATCAAAAACAATATTATTTGCACTTGATTTTTAATAAAATACTAAAAATTTACATTTTTTTATAAAAACGTAGTATTTATTATAAAAATAAATTTTAAAATTAAATTTTATAATAAATGGCTAACGATGTAATAAAACCCAAATCAATTATAATAAATGGTTTACTACATAAAAAATTTAAAAATTTTTGTATGGGTAAATCTATTAAAATTGGTGGTATTGTTGAAGATTTAATTAATTTATATTTAAAAAGACCGAAAGAAATACAAAAATTAATAGATGATAATAAAGAAATTTAATATTAATGGAAAAATACATATGGTCTTTAGATATAAGCACAACAAATATTGGTAGTGCATTATGGAATGATAAGGGTAAATTAATTGAATTAAAACACCTTGAATTAAAAATTGATAAAAATATTCAAGTTGATAATAGAGATTTACATAAAGCGGATATTTTTAAGAAATATGCTTTAGAATATAAAGAAAAAATTGAAAAGAAATTAAATGGAAAAATAGAACATATTATTGTTGAAGAACCATTAGGTGGAAGCAATAATGCAAATACGGTAGCATTGTTATTTGGGTTTAATGGTATTTGTAGATACATATTATATAATATTTTTCAAAAATTTCCAATGAAAATTAGTGTTTATGAATCAAGAAAACTTTTTTGTACAGAATTGGTTCATACAAAAAAAATAAAAAATAAATTAGTTGAAACTTTATCATTTCCACCAGAATATCAAAAGAAAAAAAAGTTGTATATCTGGGAAAAAGTATGTAAATTAGAACCCGAAATTGAATGGTTTTATAAAAAAAACGGCAATGAACCAAAAGATATTTGTTTTGATATGTCTGATAGTTATGCTGTTGGTTTTGCTGGATTAAAAAAGTTGGGAATTATTAAATGAGATATATTTATTTAATTCAATCGTTAGATGATGGTTTTTATAAGATAGGTTTATCAAAACATCCAAATAAAAGATTGAATCAATTACAAACAGGAAATTCTTCAAAATTAAAGTTGGTTGAAATATACCAATCAGAATTTGCAAATTTGATAGAAAAAACATTACAACGAAAATATTCTTATTTAAGAATGGAAGGAGAATGGTTTAATTTAACATTAGATATTGAATTATCTTTTTTAGATGAATGTAAAAAAATTGAAGAAAATATTAAGATTTTAAAAGAATCTGGTAATTATTTCATTTAAAAAAATTTGCATGGTGTTGTAATAATTTATATTTTTGGAAAAATTTTAATATTATGACAATAGAAAGAATAGAAAAAGCAATTGAAATTATTAATTATGCTCTTGAAAATAAAATTTCTCTTAGAAAAGCGTCATTAGATTTTGGCTTTGCAAGCACATATGTAAAAAACGTAAAATCAGATGTTTATAAAAAACATAAAAAAAATAAATTAGATGTTGATTCCTTTAATTTGTTTAATAGTGCCTATTTGAATTATATTAAACAATCAACTTTTTTTACTGAAAATGAAGAAATAAAAGAAGATTCAAAAGAGGAAATCGATGTTAAATATTCTGATGATAATAATTTAAGTATTATTGAATGGAATGGTAAAATAAAAACGACAAAAACCATAAAAACATTGGATGATTTACTTAAGGAAGCAAATGTTGATTTGGAATTATGGAAAGTAAATAATTATACAATTAACAAATGGGATGTTACTAGTTGGAAACAAAAAAAACCAGAAACAATTCAAAATTGGCAAGTTAAAGCAAATTTAATAAGGAACAATAAAATTTTTCACGAAAGAAAAATTGGTGAATTGTTTATTGATATGATAAAAAATTATGAACCACCAATATTAGAAATTAATAATATTAATAAAGATTTTAAAGAAAATAATTTATTAGAAATTTCAATTTTTGATTTACATATTGGTAAATTGGCATGGGGTGGTGAAACGTTTGAAAATTATGACACTAAAATTGCAAGAAGTAGATTTTTAAGAGCAATTAAACAACTATTAGCAAGGTCTGTTGGTTTTTCATATTCAAGAATATTATTTCCAATTGGTAGTGATTTTTTTAATTCAGATACGATATATAATACTACAACAAAAGGTACTAGACAAGACGAAGATTTACGTTGGCAAAAAACATTTGATATTGGTAGTAGATTAATTGTTGATGCAATTAATTTTTTAAAACAAACGGGTGTACCTGTTGATGTGTTGGTTATACCAGGGAATCATGATTATGAGAGAAGTTTTTATTTAGGTAAATTTATTAGTGCTTGGTTTAATAATGATACACAAGTTACTGTTGATACACATGCATCACCAAGAAAATATTATAAGTTTGGTAATGTATTGTTAGGTTTTACTCATGGTAGTGAAGAAAAAGAAAGTAGTTTACCTTTGATTATGGCTAGTGATATTCCATCTAAACAAATGTGGAGTGAAACAAAGTATCATGAATGGCATATTGGGCATCAACATAGAAAAAAAACTATTAAATATGAAATTAATAAGAATAATAATTTAAATGAAGAATTAGGTGTTACAATTAGATATTTATCCAGTTTAACAGGAACAGATGAATGGTTACACAAAAAGGGATATATTGGTCAAATAAAAGGTGCAGATGGTTTCATTTGGAATGATGAAAATGGATTAATTGCACATTTAAATGTAAATATTGATAATAAATAAGTTATGGCAAAATCGGATAATAAATTATTGAAATTGGCTAAAGAAAAAACAACAACTATGAAAAAAAATGTTTTTTCTAAAAACACACCATCAAATAAAAGTGTTGTAAAAAAATCAACCCATAGAGAACGTGAACTAAAGGCTAAAAAAAAGGTTGAAGAATTATTACAAGATATACCACTTTCTATAGAAAAAAAAGATGATGATTTGTTAATAATTGATGATGATAAAAAAATGGGTATTGAATGGTTAGAAGAACAAATATCACAATTATTAGCCGAAAATGAAAAAATAAAGGAAGATTATTCAAAACTTTATGAAGAATTTCAGAAATATAAAAATTCGGAAAATAATAATGATAATTTAATTAAAAGTAAAGTAATTGAATTATTCAATGAAATACAAACAAATCATATTAATTTGGGTGTTGACCCAAATACAGGTATTGGTAATTTTAGGATATATTGCCCAGGGTTTTTAAATAGATTAATAACCTTTTTTCCCTTTTTAATTGATTTCAAAAAATATTAATTTGGATATATTAAATAAACAAAAAAACATTCTAAAAATTTTTTTTATAGAATGTTTTTTTTATTTTTGTGTCATATGGTAACAATACAAGGATATGAAATACATCCAATCCTTAATAGAATTTTTAAGGATGTCAAAGGATATTTAGAATCTGAACAGTTACAAGTATGTTGTCCAAGGTGTCAAGAATATGAAGGTTTACCATATCCTGATGGTAAATATAATCTTGAAATTAATACTGCCAAACGTGTTTTTAAGTGTTGGAAATGTGATAATCCTAACTTTTCTGGCTCATTAGGTAGATTAATTAAATTATATGGTACGAAAATTGATTATGAGGAATATAAATCATATGGATATTCTTATCAAACTAGAGAAAGTGATAATTTTAATGATGATGAAGAATTTGAATTAAAATTACCAGAAGAAATGATTTATTTTTCACAAATGAATCCTATTAATCTTGAACATTTTGAAGCATATAATTATATGGTGAATGAAAGAAAAATTAGTAGGGATTTAATTTTAAAATATAGAATTGGTTTTTGTTTAGAAGGTAAATATAGAAAAAGAATAATTGTTCCTTCTTTTAATAAAGAAGGTGGTGTTAATTATTTTATTGCAAGAAATTATGATAATGATAAAAAAAAGAAAATTATCTCATATTTAAATCCAAAAATTAATAAAGATAACATTATTTTTAATGAAGGATATATTAATTGGGATTCTACTGTTTATTTAGTTGAAGGTGTTTTTGATATGTTAAGTATACCAATTAATACTATACCAATTTTAGGTAAAAAAATTTCAACAAAATTGTTTTTAACACTAAAAAAATATAAACCAAATATTATATTATTGTTAGACTTAGATGCATATGAAAATACAATGAAATTATATTATTCATTATACAATATTTATGTGGGATGTGAAGATAAAATAAAAATATTAAAATTACCAACAAATGAAGATATTGATGAATATCGTAAAAATAATGGTTCGAATAAAATTGTTGATTTATTATATAGTGCTAGAAATTTAACAATTGATGACCAATTTGTTCTTAAAAAAAATTTTAATGGAAGATATAGAATTGATTCAAAATATAAAAAATGGTGATAAAAAATCTGAAAATAATTTATATTGTAAATATAAAACATTTTTAAAAAATTATTTAAGAAAAAAAAATAAAGAAAATTTTTATTCAGAATTTGATATTGAAGATGATGTTTCTGAAATTTTAATGCGTGTTTTTTGTAATTTACATAGTTACGATTTTAATAAATCTAAATTTAGTTCTTGGGTTATTAGTATTGCCAATAATTACGTTATTGATAAATGGAGATATTCATTAAATAATAAAAATGTAACAATAAGTTTAGATACAATTTATAATTATTCTTCAAACTATACTGATTTTGAGAAATATAATGATTCTAATTTAATTTGCTTTGAAACAACAAATACAATTAATAATATTTTTAGTGATGTTTCATGTCAAGATTCTAAATTTTTTGAAATGAAATATGTGTTGGGTTATTCGTATTGTGAAATTGGTAAAGAATTTAATATGAGTAGTAATACTATAAGTAACAGGGTTAATTATATAAAAACAAAAATAAAAAATTGTATTATTAATGAATAAATAAAGGGACGATTAATCATCCCTTTATTATTTAATTTCAATTCTTTTTTTATTGTTTTCTTTTTCAAAATCCTTTTTAGGTATTGTAATTATTAAAATACCATCTGATAATGATGCGGTAATATTATCTTTATCAACATCTTTTGAAAGTGTAAAAATTTCTTCGTATTTACCAAAAAAAGTTCTTTTATAATTATATTTCAAATCGTTGTTTTCATTACGTTCTGCTGTTAATATTAAATTATTATTTTCAACATCAATTAAAATGTTTTCTTTTTTTACACCTGGTAATGATACGTTAATAACATAATTATTATCATTTTCGATAATATCATAATTTGGTGATTTTTCAGTTTCATTAATTGGCATAAATAAAATATCATCAAAAAAATCAAAGAATAATGAATTAAATGGTTTAATTTGATTACAATTTCGTTTTCTTATCATCATAGTTATAAATTTTTAATAAATGTTATTTTTTTGTAAAAATACAAACTTTCAAATAGAATACCAATAATTCATAAGTGACAAAATTACAGTTAATTATATTTTAATGTGCCATTTTGACAAGAATTAATTATTTTTTTGAAATCAAAAAAAATTTTTTATTTTTGTAAAAATTAAAATTCTTTAACTATGAATAATAAAATTTCTAAAATTTGTCATTTGGCAGACATTCACATTCGTAAAATTCCAACTAGAAACGAAGAATATGAAAATGTTTTTAATTCTTTAATTTCATCATTAAATATAGAAAAACCAGATAGAATAGTTATTGTTGGTGATTTAGTACATGATTATCTTGACTTACAGGGTGAACAATTAATATTGACAAATAAATTTTTAAAAAAATTATCAGAAATAGCACCCGTTAGAATTGTAAGAGGTAATCATGATTGTCGTAAAAAAAATTTAAAACGAGTTGATTCAATAGAAGCAATTGTAAAAACACTTGATAATAATAAAATTATTTATTATAATAAAACTGGTTTTTATGAAGATGAAAATGTTATTTGGTGTGTTTGGCATCATGGTGAATTAAAAAACAATCCTTGGTTACTTAAAGAAGGGAAAAATATTTTAAAGAATAGGGATTCTAATAAAATATACATTGATTTATTTCATGACCCCATAACAGGTTCTAAATCAACAACAGGATTTGAATTAAAAAGCAATTCTTTTTTTGGAATTAAGGATTTTAAAGGGGATTTTTCTTTTTTTGGTGATATACATAAAATGCAATTTCTTGATAAAAATAACACAAAAGCATATTCTGGTTCATTAATTGCACAAGATTTTAGTGAAGGTGATGATAATTTTCATGGTTATATTTTATGGGATATTATAAATAAAACACATAAAGAAATTCCAATTGAAAATGAATTTTCATTTAAAAATATTAAAATAACACCATTTACTGATTTTGATGATTTAGATTTTGAAATTGAAAATCATACTAATTTCATGAAAATTAGATTTTTGTGGTTAACATTACCTCAAGCAAGAACAAAAGAAAATGAAAGAAAATTAATCAATTTTATTAAAACAAAATATTCTGATAGTCAAATTATAAACATTTCCCATAAAAATCAATTTCTTGAAGAAGATAAAATTGATGTAAATAATGATGTTGAATTAAATGATATTAATAATATTGAAATTCAACAAAATATATTTAAAGAATATTTAAAAAAGATTGGTGTGGATGATAAAACAATTAATGATGTGATTAATCTCGATAATGAAATAAGTAATGAAATAAAAACAACCGAAAACAATCACATTAGTTGGGATATTGTGAAATTTGGTGGTATTAATTTTATGTCATACGATAAATTGGATGTTGATTGGAAAGATATGAATGGTCTTTATCAAATTACAGGAATGAATACTCATGGTAAAACAACAATAATGAAATTAATATCATATATTTTATATAATAAAACATTAGAAACTGAAACAAAAAAGAAATTTGGTGATATTAGATATGTTAATAATAGAAACGATGCTACTTCATGTAGTGGTTATATGGTTATTGATGTAAACGGTGAATATTATGGTTTAAAAAGGAAAACTGAAATTAATAAAAATAAATCAGGTGAAATAATTAATGTTTCAACAACATTAAACTATTATTTACTTTCTACACCAGATGATGATATGAATGATGAAAATATTATTGATAAATTAGATGATGATAATAGATTAAAAACACAAAAAAAGATTGAATCAATTCTTGGTAATTATGATAATTTTATTCGTATTGTTATGACCACATCAGATACACTTAATAGAATATTATCAAATGATATGGCGGTGTTTATTGATTCTATTTTATTTGATGCTGGTTTAGATATTTTTGATAAAAAATTAGACGTTTTTAAATTGTATCAAAAGAGAATCAATGAAAAAGGTAGGATAAACTGTAATGTTGAATCTGTTGAAGAACAAAATAGAATATTGGGTGGAGAAATTGATGAATTAAATAATAAACTAAATGCCGTTGAAACTATTGAACTACCAAATATTCAAAATAGAATTAGTAATGGAAAAAAGTATATTGAAGAACAAACAAAAAAATTATATAGAATCAATTCAGAAATATATAATCTTAATATTGAAGATGTTAATTATGAAATAAAAAATGGGGAAGATAATATCTTAGAAATAAAAAAACGTGAAAAATTGTTAAATGATAATGCAAAATTATTAATAAAAACATATGATGAAAAAAAATTAGAATCTTTAATTTTAAAAAGAGATGAACATAAACAAAAAGAAAACGAAAATAAATTTAAAATTAAAGACATTGAATATAAAATACGTGAAAAAGAACATGATATTGAAATATTGAATGGAAATATTTTTAGATTAAAAAATGATGGTTCTAATTTAAAAACAGAAATTACTGATTTGAAAAAAAGTAAAATATGTAGTTTATGTGGTCAACCAATAAATAAACCAGAACATTTAGAAAAAATAAAAAATTTGGTTCAGTTGAAAGAAAATGAGATGTTTAATATTGCAAAAAAAATAAAAATAATTGAAACTGAAGAAAAAAATAATATTCTAAATGAAATTGAAGTTTTAAAAAATGAGGTAATAAATATAAAAAATATAATCACTAAAAATTCTATTGACATGGAATTTGTTTTAGTTGAAATTGGTAAACTAACGAACGATAAAAATGATGTCGAAAAATATAATGAAATAAAAAAAGAACTTGATAGTATTCCACTTTTGATACAAAACGAAGAACTAAAAATTGCAATTTTAAAACAAAAAATTGTTGAATATGAAAATTCTTTACTTCAAATTGAAGAAAACAAAAAAACGGAAAGAAATATTATTTTAAGTAAAGAAAAATTACAAAATTTTGAAATCGAAGAAAATAAAATCAAAGAAAATATTTTTATTATTAAAAATTTTATTAGAGATAAAGAAATTCAAATTAAAAATAATAAAGAATTAATTTCTAATTTTGAAAAACAAGAATATCGTGATAAAGTGATGGGTTTATATAAAAATTGTGTACATAGGGATGGTATACCAAAACAATTATTGGTTAATTATTTAATACCAAAAATTAATAAAACTATTGAAAATATACTATCAGTATCACCATTTAAAGTTTGGCTAGATGAAAATGATTTAAAACCAAAATTGGCATATAATTCAAGACCAACAGCAATAATTGATACAATTAGTGCGAGTGGAAAGGAAAGAACGTTTGCAAGTATTGTTTTAAAATTTGCTTTAAATCAAATTAATATTAAGTCAAAACCCGACATATTTTTATTAGACGAAGTTATGGGTAAATTAGATGAAGATAGTGTTGAAGAATTTATAGAAATATTACAATTAATAAAAAATTACACGAAAAGGGTCTTAATCATTGAACATAAAGTTAATATTGAACCCGATTATATTATTGACGTAATTGCTGACGATAACGGTATTTCGTCATTAAAAATCACATAAAAATAGTAAAACATAAACTATTTATTGTAAAACTAATAATATGGATATAAAAAAATATGATACATTAAGAAATAAAATAAACAAAAAGGATTTTGAGGGTAAAAATAAATCATTAGATAAATGGTTATATAGATTTTCTTTTTTTGGAAATATTGGTTCAATATTTTTTGCTTATTTTTTAGTATATCCATCGTTACAAAAAGCAATTAAAGTGAATTTAATTGATGGTATTTGGAATAATATATTATCATTTTTATTTACTGTGATTTTTTTAACAATGTTTGAAATTATAAAAAGATATATTGTTAGAAATTTTTCCCATGATTTTATTATAAATGCAAATAAAATTAAATTTAATATAATAACATGGTTTATTGTTTTAGTATCAGTTGTTGTTTTAAGTTTTTATCTTTCTATATCTGGTTCTAAAAATTTGGCAGATACAAATCATTTCAGTAACATTGTTGTCAATAAAGAATTATCTAATAAATTAGATTCAATTAATAGAAGATATGACCCTATTTTAGAAAATCTTACTATAGAATATAGTAATTATATTAATGATGCACGTGAAACTGTTTATAGTAATAAAAGGGATGCTTTTACTGAAAAATCAACAGAAATTGCAAACAGGATTGATAAATTAAAACAAGAAAAAGAAAAGGCAATTAATATAGAAAACGATAAATTTTCTATAAAATTAAATGATATTCAAAAAGAAGATTCTAAAATCATATTTTTATTTATAATAATTGTTGTGTTTAATGAATTGATAATAATTGGTGGTGTTTATTTTAGAGAATATTTTGAATATAATCTTTATCTTTTAAATAAAGATTATTTTGAAAAAATATATACAAAAAGAGATAGATATCGTTCTTTATTAATGTTCATTTATAATGAAGGTAAGTTGAATGTTGGTGATAAAGTAATTCCTGGTTTAGAATTAAAATCAATTATTAGTGAAAGAACCAATATTCAAAATTCAAATAAAATGGTTGATGATTTTTTGCAAGAAATGGATAAATTAGGTGTTTTTGTTACTTCTGGTAAAAGAAGATATATTGGTATGGCATATAATGATGCAATGTTATTAATTGAAAATTATGATAGTGCGTTTAGAATTCTTGAAAACATGAAATAAAATGAATAAAAACGAAAAAAAAATATTAAGAATAAAAGCAAATTTATTAAAAAAGTCTTTAACTATTGTGGATAATTTGGGTAATTTTGAACCTGAAGAATTTTATAATAATGAAGATTTGAAAATTCTTATTGAAGATGCAAAAAAATTAAAAAAAAATCCATATTGGAAATTATAATTTTCTATGTTAAATATTGATGATAAAACATTTTCAATTAATGAAAATAATTATATAAAAACAAAAACAGAAAAAAAACAAATTGTCATTTCTTTTAGTTTAAGAAAAAAAAATTACCACATTCTTAGATTACAACAAAACGAAATGGGTAAATCTAAGATGTGGAATACGTTTACTATAGATAGAAACGGTAACGTTTTTCAACATTATAATGATGAATATTATACTAATTATTTAATTGATGGAAAAAACAATAAAGAAATAATATCCATTGTTTTAGAAAATATGGGCGGTTTGGTTGAATCTCCTAATGGTGAATTTATTAATCAATTAAATGAGGTTTGTGATTTTGATAGTGTTATAGAAAAAAAATGGTTGAGTTGTTCTTATTGGGAAAAAATACCTGAAACACAATTTAATAATTTAATTTTATTGTGTCAATTTTTATTAAAAAAACACAATATTCCTTCAAATGTTATTGAATTTCAACATTATCACAAAAATATATATAAATATATTGGAATTGTTTTCATGAGTAATTATATTGATGATTTTACTTATTTTAATCCAATGTTTGATATTAATGAATTTAAAAGAAAAATTCAATAAAAAAACTATTTATTAAAAATGAAAGACACAAAAGATTAGATTAATATGAAAAAAACAACAACATCAAACGAAATGAGAATTTTTCTTAATCGTATGCGTAATGGATATGATGTGAAAAATCAAAAAAAAATATTGTTAAAAGAATATACAATGCGTGATTTATTAAAAATAACACGTTCTTTAAATGAAGAAAAAGAAGAAAATGAAATTGGTTTAAATAAAATAACAACTATTGACCAAAAAAATGAAGAAAATAAATTTTTGGCATTGTTTGATAATATGCCCGAAAATGAAACAGTAAGTGTTATTTTTTTTGATTTATATGTTTATGATAATCTTATTTTTTGGGGTGGTGTTGTTGATGGGGTTATTGAATTTACTTATCAGGTAACAAAAGAAGAAAATAGTTCTGGTGTAATGTTTGATTTTCTTGAAGAATATTCACCAGATAATCCAAAATATGATGAAATTATTAAAAGAATTGAAAATTATTATAATAAATTTTCTGAATATTGGAGAAATGAGGTGTTAAACAAATAAATTAATATAAATTATATTATGAATAAAATTTTAGATTATATATTAAAAAATATTAAAATTATTTTATTTTTTATAATAATTTTTATCATAATTTTTACTTTACAAAATAAAAGAATTGAAAAATTAAATGATAAAATTTCAAATGAAATTAAACTAAAAAATGCTTTATTAGATACTATTTCAACATATAGAAATAAAAATAACGAATTGGTTTCTGAAAAACTTACCATGCAAGAAACTATAAAAAATTTAAATGAAATTAGTGGTAAGTTAAATTCAATGCAAAAAGAATTAATTAATAGAATTAATAATTTAGAAAATAAAAATAATATTATTGCTGCTGCATTGATTGAAACAAATTTAAAAATTGATTCTTTTTTACATGATGGTGAAACTATTGTAGATACTATTACTAATAAAATCGTCTTTAAAGATAATTATAGCAATAAAAACAAATTCGTTACATATAAATTTACAGTATATGATATTAAACCAATTAGTATTGAAAAAACACCATTTCTATTAATAGATTCACTTTATTTTCCAAATAAACAATACATTGATTTTCAATGGAAAAATGATAAAAAAATGGGTTATCCAGTATCATTCAGTATTACAAACAGTAATGATTTTTTTAAAACAGAAAATATTGAAAGTTATGTTATACCTAATATAACAAAAGAGCATTTAAATCCAAATGGATGGCAAAAAGTTCAAAATTTTTATTATAAAAATAAAAATTCGGTTATTTATACTACTATTGGTGTGGGTGTTGGTGTTCTTGGAACATTATTAATATCTAATTAATCCTTTATACTATTTTTCGTTTTCTTTAAGTATTTATGAATAAGAATAGTTTTATAATGAATAGTAGTGAAATAAAGTCAATAGTAAAAGATGAATTGAATAAATTTGTATCTGATTTATTAGATAAAGAAATTGCAAAACTGTTAAAACAAAACAATAGTAAATCAAGAAATGAAATGATTTCAACAATAAAAGATTCATTAGAAGCCGTATATAAAGTTTTATGGCAAAAACGTGAATTTTGGAAAACTGATATTAAATAATTATGAATGAGAATACTAATTTTAAACCAACATTAAAAAAACCCATAAATAAACAATCAAAAGGGTTGGAAGATAACTTTAAAAAAAATATGAGTGGGTTGAATATTAAATTAAATGAAATTGATTCATTATTAACAGAAAAAGAACAATCATTAAAAAAGAAAATATTTAGTTTACCTAAAATGGAAGCCTTGGTTTTTTCAGACCCAAAATTGTCTGCAATTTATGATGAAATGGCTGAAAATGGTGAAGAAAAATATGGATATCATTACAATGAAACAATTCAAAATATGATATTTAATGATTATGTATTAAATAGTCCAAAATATATTCTAAAATATAAAAGAGCGATACCAAAAAAGAAAAAAAGAAGGGATAAAAGTGGTATTAATCAATTAAAAAAAGCAGGTGAGGAAACCTTGAGAAATAAAGGATTAATTAATGGTAAAAAGGATAATGATGTTTCTGAAACAACATCTTGTGGAAGTGCAGGTGGTTCTGTTGGATATGTTGGTTATGCAACACCATCGGCATGGGGTAATGGTGATTTAATGAAGGGTAAAAAATCCAAAATTATTAGAAAACCAATTTGGAGTGGTGGTAAAATAATACAAGAAAATGAAAATTTAATTAATGATAATGAAATGATTGAAACATCAGAACAATTACAAGCATTACTTAAAACTAGAAAATTAACAAAAAATGATATTCCTAAATTAAAAGGTCAAGCATTATATGATGTTGCATTAAAATTTGCAAATAAAATGATTGGTTATGTAGATTGGGATGATTTGGGAGATACTAATTCTTTATGGGATTATATTGATGAAAATGGTGGTATGACTTATAATGATTTAATTAATTCAGTAAAAGATGCTGTTGATGATAGATTACGTGCAGATAGATTTGATGGTATTTTTTATGAAGCAAAGAGGAATATAAAAACAAAAATAGGTGAAAGTGAATATTTAACAGATTCTTCTGGTTTTGAAAAATATGTTAATGAATTGGAATCAGAAAAATTTTATGGTGAAAGAATAAAAATATACGTTAATGATATTCCATATTATTTAGAAAGAGTTGATTATACTCATTTTTTTATGTCAAAAGAAGAAACCAAAAGAGGTATTCTATATAAAATAGAACAACATAGAGGTCAACCATATTATTTTGATGTTCAGGATTGGTTATTTGGTGGCGATAATAAACCAGATGGTAAAAAATATTATACTAAACAAAATGAAGATGCAACAAGTATGGTAAATGCTTCAAAATTACAATCAAGAGAAGATTCAATGTCTAATAAAATGGAAACATCATCAGTTCCAACAGGAACACAACAAAGTGGTGGATTAAATGAATCTGAATTTATTGAACAAGTAAATAAAGAATTGGAAGCAATTTCTAAATATCATAATATATTATCAAACATGAATGAAGATAGAAAAATATCAACAGAAGTGGATAGGCAAAGAATTATAAATCAAAATCCATCTAATTTTAAGAAAGATTTAAATTATAGCGGAACTAAAAAAATAATTGATGTTCAAAAAGAATTAGAATGGAAAGACCAACAAATAACAATTAAAGACCCACAAAAATTAGGTGTGGATATTGAAAAGCAAGAAATTAAATCAACTAATGCTAATAGTAATACACATCTAAAAAATGTAGGTAATAGTGATAATGATAAGGGTAATGAAATACCTAAACGTAATAGAACACAAGAAGAACAAAATGAAGTGGATTTATATACTAAAGGATTACATTCCGTTAAATTTGATATAGAACCAAGTAAACGTTTTAAAGACAGAATGAAAAAAGATATGGGTGATAAATTTTATGAAATAAGAAAAAAACAACTAGAAGATGGTAAAAAACAACCTTTATATAATAAAGAATCACAACCTGTATATGATGGTAATGAAATGAATCAATATAACAAATATAAGGATATTAATGAATCAATGATTACTGGAAGATATGTTGATATATTAGGAAAAAAACGAATTATTGATTTTAATATTCATGAAGTTTTAACCACTGAAAATGTAAACGGATTATTTAAATTAGATTTAACTGGTTTTGGTAATAAGTATAATAGCAAAACGGTTGATTATAAAATTATAAAAAATGATAAGATTATAAATTTAATGGAAAACTATAAATTTTATACTGATGGTAAAAATAGTATTTTTAAAATAAAAAAAGAAAAAAATGTTGTTAATGAAAATTTAAATGTAGACAATAAAAATTTAAATAAAATGAAACATTTATTAAATTATAAACCAAAGAATTTTATTGATACGAAAAGCACTAAAAAAAACAGAGGATTTTAATATATGACAAATAATATTAGTAAAGAAAAATTTTTGGAAACGTATTATAATTATCCACCTAATAGGTGGATAATTTTTATATATAGTTTTTTTACAAAAAATAATATAAATAAAGAATTAAAATTAAAAAATGTATATACGTTTATATTTATTATTCTTTTTTTAATTGGATTTTTTGGTGTTATTTTTAATTTAAATAAAAAAATTATTTTATGTTCAATTTTTGTTTATTTAATATTATTGATTATTTTTATAGTTTCATTAACAATTGCAATTTTAATGAATAATTATAGAATAAAAAAAATATGTAAAGAATTAAATATTAATACAGATGAATATAATAAATTATCTAAAAATTATTTTAAATAAATTATTTGTTATGGATGGTATTTGGAAAACAAAAAAAGAAAACGAAAAAGAAAATAAAATTTTATCAAAATTAGACTTAAAAGAAATTATTTTGGTTGATTTTCCATATAATCAATATGTTAGAGAAGAAACTAAAAAAAATCAAATTGTTTTACATCATACCGTATCTGGTCAAGGCGTTGATGGTGATATTAAGTGGTGGTTAATGACAGCAGAACGTATTGCCACGGCATTAATAATTCAATGGGATGGTAAAATATTTCAATGTTTTTCATCCAAGTATTGGGCTTATCATTTGGGTGCTGGTAATTCAAATTTAGATAAACATTCCATTGGAATTGAAATAGATTCTTGGGGTGGTTTAATTGAAAAAAATGGATTGTGGTATCCTGCAAAATGGGATGATGTAAAAAAGAAAAATATACCAAATACTAATTTAAAACCAGTTGAAAATGTAGTAATATATGATAAACAATATCGTGGTTTTTATGGGTTTGAAAAATATACCGATGAACAAATTGAATCATTACGTAAATTACTTATTTTTTTCAATGAAAAATATGATATACCTTTAGATTATAATGAAGATATGTTTACATATTCAGAAAAAGCAATTAATGGTGTTTCAGGTATATGGTCACATTCTTCATATAGACAAGATAAAAGTGATGTTCATCCACAAAAAGAATTAATTGAATTGTTAAAATCGTTAAAATAGTTTATTGTTTTGAAAAATATAATAAGACAAAGAAATGAACTTTATAGGGATTTTAGTATTAATTTATTATCCCATATAATATATTATTATCTTGATAAAGATACATTATCCAACGACAATGATATAAAAAATCATTATAATTGGTGTTTTAATAAAACTTGTGAAAATTTTAAAAAAGAGGAAATTGATTTTACAAAAAATAATAAATTAAAAGAATATTTTTATAAATATTATTATCATAGATATTATAAAAATAATGAAATTGAAAACAATGAACATTTTCTATTTTGGAAAAATGTATTTAATTTAGATAATCAAAACGATAAAAATAGTATGAAATTATTAATGGAAATATATTCAATATTTGATGAATATTTTCAAAATAAAAATAAACCAGAAAAAATAATATTATAAATTTGGAATTTATATAAAAAATGTATATTTTTGTAAAAAATAACTAATAAAAACTTTAATAATATGGCAAATTTAAAATTAGATTTAATTAATAAAATTAAAAATGACAAGTATTACGATGAATTAGAATTAGTACGTTTAGCAGCAGACCCTAATATGCTTTATAAAAAGAAAATTGAAGAAATGCAAGACATTTTAGGTCGTATTTCTTTGTATAACAATCAAATAAATTTAATTGAACAATATTTCCGTGATGAACAACCACAACAGCAACAAATTCTTCAACAAAAACCCGTTCAACAACAAGAACGTATTCATCAAGGACAATCACATGGAGAATAATAATGAAAATTATTAACGAAATATATCAAATTTTATTTATATCTTCCATAATTTTTATAATAAATATTATAACTAATTTATCTATAAAAGTTTATGGAAGATTTAAATTAAAAAAAGAAACCCGTTTTACTCTAACCAATATTGAGAAATTGATATTATGGGTTTCTTTAACAATATTTCTTTCATATATTTTTTAAAAAAAATGGAAATGACAATACATGAAATATTAAAACAATCAGACGAATATTTAAAATCGTTTGAGAAAAATACAATTGATGGTTGGTGGGAATTGGAAGTTGGATTACCAAAAGGTTGGGTTTTTAATAATAATAAAGATATTGAATGTGAATTATTACAAGAAAAAGAACTTGGTAATATTGTTAAAATAAAACCAAAAAATAGTAAAGTAATTATTGATGATTTAATAAAATTTTTAAATATTATCATAATAACAAACAAAAAAATTGAAGAAAAAGAAAAGGAATTTACAACTAAAATGGAAGAAATGAAATCTGTTTTAGAAAAAGAAGCAAAAAAATTTTATGAAGAACTTGATGAATTGAAAATTAATTCCTTTAAAAATATTAATAAAGATTTTGAAAAATCTATTTCTACAACAGAAAATACTGAAGATTTAAAAAATAATAAAGATGAAAAATCTTCAACAACAAAAAGAAAAACAATAAGGAAAAAACAAATAAATGAAGAAATTGACTCTCAAAGCATTGAAGAAGAAATAGTTAATGATGAATTAAAGTAATGTTTCATGGAATTAAATGATAAAATATTATCCATTGATTCAGATGATGATAATTTGAAGTATAATGAATTTGAAAAATATTTAAATTCCGATACAAACAATAAAAAAAAATATTTTATTAATGAAGTCGAAAAAAGTGGATGTTTTTTATTGGATGAAATTGAAATAAAAAGAAAAAAAAATGAAAAGAAAAAAGACCAATTAATAGAGTATATTATTAAATATTCTGAATATTCAATAGAAGAATTAAAATCATATTCTTTGGATGATGTTAGAAACATATATAAAGAAATAAAAAAAGAAAATAGACCATTTTTGTTAAAATTATTATACTATTTGTTTAATATTGAATAAATTTCTTAAATATGGGGTTGTTTGATGATATTTTTAATAAATCGGTTATTTATGAAATGTTTTTCTTTAATGTAAAAAGTGTTTTAGAATATCCTGATTTAGAAATTTTAGAAAAAGAAAATCCATTACTTTTTCAATCTTGGTTAGAAGTATGCAAACAAAAAAATATTAATACTGAAACTATTGATTTTAATAATTATTATTTAGAAAATGCAATATATTATCCCGAATACAATAAAATTATATCAATTACATTTGGTGGTGTATATAATGAAAATAATGAATTAAAACGTTATATAAATAAAATTGTAAATGATGAAGAATCAATTGTAATTGATGGTTTTTTTAATGTTTTAAATGAAATATCTAGTGATGGTATGAAATCACAACCAAAATATTTTCCTATACTTTCTGGTTACAATATTATTAATTATGACATACCTCTTTTATTTAAAAGATATTTAAAAAACATTAATAACATTAATAATATTAATAATAAATTACCTCTAATATTAAAAAGAGCCTTAACAATTAAACCTTGGGAATCTGGTGTTATTGATATTATTAATTTATGGAATTTTAACGGTAAATATGAAATAACACCATTATCAACAATAATAAATTTTCTAAATCTAAAAAGAAAATTAGAATTACTTACACCATTTGAATTATCTAAATATTATTGGGATAATATAAAGAAGGATAAAGAAAAAACATTAGAATATATATCATTACAATCAGCAAATCAAACAAACATTATAATTCAAATAATAAATAAACTAAGAATAATTTAAAAATATAATATTTTTATTTCTATTCAAAAAACGAATGATGAATCATTCGTTTTTTTTTTGTTTGTTTTTGTAGAAACAATTTAACTTTTCGTTGAATTAGGTATTTATAATAAAAATAAATTGTTATACATAACATAATAAATCTTATGGTTGATTTTTTAAGTCCAATAAATGCTAAACAAATAAAAAGTAATATATATACAGGTGAAACTTATTATGGTGGTAAATTTATTGGTGATGGTAGTGAATTAACGGGTTTGGATTCACCATATGACCTTGCATTTGCATTAACTGATGAAGATAGCGAAATTACAACAGGTGAAACAGTTCAAATTTATATAACAAGAGGTTTTATTGTTGAAAAAATTACTCTCGTCCTTAATGAAAAACCAACTGGTGGTAATTTTATTGTAGATTTAAAAGTAAAAAGAAACGATAGTTGGTATAATATCGGTGAAATTATTGTAAGTGCAAGTACAACACAAGGTTCAATTACTGAATTTGAAACTGAAATTTTTGAAGATGGTGATTTAATTAAAGCAGAAGTTAAACAAATAGGTGTTTTAGATGCTGGTTCTGGTGCTAAAATATATATTAAAGGTTCGATGAATGGTATGTGCAATGATGGCTTTAAAAAATTAGAAACTAGCGGTAATAAAACTTGGGGCGATGAAAGTTCTAACACGTATTTTTCAGATATTTCAACTGATAATTATGACATTAATTTGAATTCTGGAATAACTAAGTCCATAATGATTTTTCAAAAAGGTAATGCTAAAGGTGAATTTAAAGCAGGTAGTGGTGTTACATTATTTGGTTTTGGTTTAAAAACAAAAATGGGTAATGCTACAACAGTATATCCATTTACCCCAAAAGAATATCATATTATTGGGGGATTTAAATAATGAACTGAGTTAATTTATCTTAGTTTTTATGGTGATAATAGAATTTACCAGCAACAATCAGAGTTGCTGAGTATTCTAATAGTCCAAAAATAACTAATATTGTAAGTGCTTCACCTTTGGTTGATGGTACAGATGTTGAGCAAGCAAAATATTGGATTAATCAAATTCTTGGTCATACTGGTATTACAACATTTAGATTAAATTCGACAAACATAACCCTATAATTTATAATATTATCAGCAAATTAAATAATTAATGAAAAACGATGGAAAAAAATATTGGGATAGTCTTTCTGAAAATGAAAGAATTGAATTATTGGAAAATTATGATTATTGGGATGGATTTAGATTCTATAAATATGAATATCTTCCCAATGATTTGAAGAAAATTATTAATAATGAAATTAAATAATTAATTATGTTTTATCTACCCACTTTAAATTTTCTTCAAACTTACCATTAATATATTCAGCATCATAGAATTCATCGAAAGTATTTTCATTCATATATGCTCTATTCATTTTTTTTTCACCATATAAAAGATAGTTTATTAAATCAATAATGGTATGAAAAAAAATGTACATATTGTCATTATAATAATATGTTAAGGTATTTGACCAATTATCATCAATCGAATAATTATATAGAACACCAATATTTTTATTAGTGTTTGAAAAATTTTCTTCGTGAATTGTTTTTATTTTTGTTTTCATATTATCAATTTTTTACAATTAAATTATTATTAAGATGAAAAATTTTTAATGGATTTTCTATTCTCTTATTTTTATGAATTTCATAATGTAAATGCGGTCCTGTTGACATACCAGTATTTCCACTTTTTGCAATTAATTGACCTTTATATACAATATCTGTTTCAGAAACATATATATTTTTGCTTAAATGTCCTAATAATATTTCAAAACCAGCAGAATTTTTTATTATTATATTATTACCATACCCATTTTTAGATTTTTCTACTTTAGTTACAATACCATTCATTGGTGCATAAACATTAGTATTTATTCTAACACCAATATCAACACCTTTGTGAAATATTATTTTTTTATAAATTGGATGCATTCTTAATCCAAAACCAGACGTTATTTTAGCATTAATGTCTTTAATTGGCGATTGGTCGGGATAAAAATCTAATAAGTTAAAATTTCCAAAAATAACATCATCAACAAATTCATATGGATTTGTTTTTACATTAATTTTATCGTTTGTATTTGTTGTAGAACTTGAATTAGTAAAAAAAATAAAATTAATTAATAATATTAATATTAAGTTATATTTTTTCATAATTACTAAGTTTTAATGATTATTTTATTGATAATTAGTTAAATAGGTTGTTGTTTTTTATGATATTATTGATTATTAATAACTCTATTAAACTAAAATTCCCAGAATTTTTTAATATTCTGGGTGTTTTTTTGTTATTGTAGGAATAACGAAAGAAACATTTTTTTTTTGGTTTTATTTTTTTTATGTATAATTTATTAATCATATTTAGATATAAATAGTTTTAAATTTTTATTATTCAGAAATTGTTTTATTTTTTTTCTTCTCATTTATCCTTTTAAGAATATTTAATGGAGTAAATTTAAAAAGAAAGGAATCATTAATTCTTTCAAAATCAGTTTTTTTTGCTAAAGAAAAAAGTTTATATATATTTTTTTCAAAATCTAAATTATTATCAAATTTAGATAAATTATAATATTTAAAGGCATTAAATTTAATTTCATTAGATTTATTTTTGTTTATGTATATTGTTTTATGATTTAAATAGAAAAAATGGTCGATTTTATTGTATTGTATTGGTTTTACCAATCCTAAAATTAATGTATTGTTACTATAATAATTCCTATAAATCATTTCCATAAATTCTTTGGTAACGTCTTTCTTTCTATATTCTTCTTTAAGAATTAAAGAATGTATAATAATAAATCTCTCATAATTATTTAAACTTATTGATTTATTATTTAATTCTTTTTTTAATTCACCATATGAATCTTCAAAATCATAAAAATTAATTAATTCATTAATGGAAATATTTAAGTCTTTACATAATTTAATATTCCATATTGAAAAATTATATTCACCAATTAATTCGGGTTTGTTTTTTTCTTCGATTCTTAATTTTAATATTTCCCCATCACATTCAGTTATTATATTATCGTTATCATTAATAAAATCATGATTTTTTTGATAACATACTGTTTTGAATGTAATATCATTCCATAATTTAATATTATCTTTCATTTTATTTTATAATATATTTTTATGGATAATACGATATTTTTTAAAAAATGTTACAAATAATTAAATTATTCTTCCAATGAAAATTCTTCGGCAACCATAACCAGTATATTAGATGGTATTGCTTTTTTTCTTTTATTTAATGAATCAACAACTAATTTGGTTATATGGTGTTGTGTAAAAATTTCACCTAAATTCATCCAATTTCTGTCGGTTGTTGTAATTAATAATTCTTCAGTATCATTATCATATACCTTAACTGTTATTCTTGGTGATTTTTTTATGTATTTCATTTTGCTTCATTATTAGTTTCTTTATTTTCTTTTTTTAGATTATTTGCAATTGGTATTAGTGCAAACACATTAAAATATAATAATTTTACAATCCAAATTATTCCAACCCATTGCATATATTTAATTTCAATTTTAAACAAATCAAATAGAAAAAATTTCCATGTAAAATTTGTAAAAATTGCAAATAAAAAGGATTCCAATAAATAGTAGATTATAATTGGAATTAAACCTAAAAATTTTATTATATCATTCATATTAAACAATATTTTATATATTTTATATTATCAAACTATATTTTATTCATTATGTATTTCCAAACTTTACTACATTCTCTAATTTGATGTTTACAATCATCAATAGGATGATGTTTAATGACATTAGGACAATATTCAAGATTTTTTACATCAGGATATAATGATAATAATGTTCTAACATCACGTTCATTTGAATATTTCCAAGGTTTTTTTAAACCACATAAATTGAATGCATTTTCTAATATTGGTAAATCAAAATATTTACCATTTGACCAAATTTGTAAATTTTGATAATTTAAATTATCAAAAAATCTTGTGAATGATTCGAGAACCAAATCAATATTAAAATTTTCTTTTAATATTTCATTTATGGATTTTTTATCTTGATTTAACCACCAATATATTGTATCGCCATTAACAACCATTCCTTTATCCAAACATGATTGTAAATTAACAACGGCATAAAATTCTTCACCAATATCACCATTTTCAATATTAAATTCAACAGCACCAATTGATACAATTGCTGAATTTTTAACATTTCCCATTGTTTCTAAATCAATCATTAAATGACCATAAGATTTATTTTCCATTACGATAAATTATTTATTAAATTTTTATTATATTTATATATTTTAATATTTTCAAATTTACCAGACCAAAGAGGGTTGTTGCCATATAAACTACCATCATTTAGTGTTTGTAAAAAATCAATACTCCCTGAATATCTTTTATTTTTTGTGTCATGAACAATCCAAATACCATTAATATTATTATATGGACTGTCAATCCATATAGTATCACCATATTTAATTTTACCTTTATATCTATTATCAGTAGAATCATTAATTAATTTTTGTCTATATATACAATATAGCATATCTTGACTAATTGCAACCCAACGAAGTTCACTTGCTTTTTCTATATTAATTTTTGAACCATCACCCGTAATTGTTGGATTATTATTACATTGTTCAATAACAGGATTATAGATACTTCCCCAAACATTATCATAGATTAGAATATATCGTTCATCTATTTTAAATGTTATATTTTCTGATATTTTAATAAAGGAAAAAAATAATATAAAAAATAGAAATATTTTAATTAAAAATCGTTTCATATCTTTTTTTATTTTGGGCAAATATATAAATATTTTTTTTTATAATCAAGATTTTATGTATTGGATTTGGTTTATTGTTTTTTTATTATTAATTTTGTAACAATTTTATTTTTTTTTCGTAAATTTTAAAAAATCTAAATATTATGAGAAAATTAGCGACAATTGAACGAATTACAAAAATTGCTCCTATTGATGGTGCAGATAAAATTGAATTAGCAAGTATTCTTGGTTGGAATGTTGTTATAAAAAAAGGCGAATATAATGTTAATGATTTAGTTGTATATTGTCAGATTGATTCAATACTTCCAGAGAAACCAGAATTCGAATTTTTAAGGAATTCAAAATTTAGAATTAGAACAGTTAAATTAAGGGGTCAAATATCACAAGGAATTTGTTTTTCATTGGCAATACTACCAAACGAAATTCAAGAATATATTCATAAAACTAAAAATATTGTTGGTTATGATGTAACAGAAATACTTGGTATTATTAAATATGAACCACCAATACCTGCTGAATTGTCGGGTGAAGTTAAAGGTAAATTACCATCATTTTTTCAAAAAACAGATGAAGATAGAATTCAAATATTACCAGATATTCCATTAACATATGGTGGTCAAAGTTTTATTGTAACCGAAAAATTGGATGGTTCTTCCTGTTCTTTTTATTATAATAATGGTGATTTTGGTGTTTGTGGTAGGAAATGGGAATATGTTGAATCTGAAACAAATACAATGTGGAAATTTGCAAAAGAAAATGATTTAAAAAATAAATTTAGAAATTTAGGTCGGAATTTAGCATTTCAAGGAGAAGTTATTGGTGAAAATATTCAAAAAAATAAATATAAACTAAAGGGTCAAACGGTTAGATTTTTTAGAATTTTTGATATTGATAGGTATGAATATTTACCCTATGAAGAAATGTGTGAATTAATTAATGAATTGAAATTACAAACTGTACCTATTATTGATTGGAATTATAAATTACCAAACACAATGGAAGAAATATTAGAATATGCCGTTGGTAAAAGTAAATTAAATCCACAGACGGAAAGGGAAGGATTGGTTTTTGTTAAGTATGAATTGAAAAATCAGGGTAGATTGAGTTTTAAAGCAATTTCAAATAAATTTTTGATTGATAATAAGGAATAGAATTTAATATAAACATTAAACGAATTTAAATATATGAAAAGTGAATTTTTAGAAAGAATTGAAAAAAGAACAAAAGAACTTGAAATAGTAAAAACTAAACTAAAAGAAAAATTTATTGGTATTGATAATGTAATTGATAAGGTTATTAATAATATTTCTTTATGGTATTTAACCCCTGAATTTCAATTCAGACCATTAATTATTTCATTATGGGGTATTACTGGTGTTGGTAAAACAGATTTAGTTAGAACACTTGTTAAATATTTAAATTTTACTGATAAATTCATTGAAATTCAAATGGATGTTCAGAATGAATATTTAACGAATATTGAAACATATTTAGAAAATAGTGGTGTAGATTCATCAGAACCATCCATTTTACTATTGGATGAAATTCAAAGATTCAGAACTGTTGATGAAGATGGTAATTTATTGGATAATAAATTTTTTAATGATGTTTGGATGTTACTATCTGATGGTAAGTTTCAAAACGAATCCAATAGAAAAAGTAAAATAATGGAAATGCTAATGGAAGAACTTTATTGGTATGAAAATGAAAATAATTCAGAAGAAAATGATAATGGAATAATAAAAAATAAACAAAAAAAATCTTATTTTTTTTGGGATGAAGTAAAAAAAGAATTAAGTGAAAAGCCCAAAGAGAAACAAAATAAATATAAAACCACTGTTTGGACTGCCAATAGAATGAAAAAACTATTAAATTTAAAAATTCCAACAAGTGCTATTATGGAAATGAGTGTTAATGAACGTATTAAATTGTTGGAAGAAGCATTAAAGAGTAATGGTATTAATGAAGGTAAATCATATAAAAAGTTATTAATTTTTATTTCGGGTAATCTTGATAACGCATTTAATATGTCCAATGATGTTGATGATGTTGAAATGGATGCGGATATTTATCATGAATTATCTAAAAGAATAAATATTATTGATATTAAATCTGCATTACTAAAACAATTTAAACCAGAACAAACAGCAAGATTTGGTAATAATCATGTAATATACCCTTGTTTAGATAAAAAGAGTTATAAAAAAATAATAAAGAATAATGTTCAAAAAATACTAGATGAAATTAAAGACAAACATAATATTATTATTGAATTATCTAATGAAATTTATGATATTATTTATAGAAATGGTGTATTTCCAGCACAAGGTGTTAGACCAGTAATTTCAACTATTAATACATTATTGGGAAATAATTTACCCTATTTTCTATATTATTTAATATTAAATGATGTTTTTAAAACAAAAATTGAGAGTGAAAACAATAAATTATTTATTAGAATTAATAATAATAAAATTGAAAAAGAAATTGAATTAGAAATAGATAATATTCGTATAAATAAAACAGTTGACGAAAAAATGTTAACAATAGTACACGAAATTGGACATACTTTGGTTTATTCAATACTTTTTAAAACACCACCAAAGCAAATAAATATAAATAGTACGGGACTTGGTGATGGATTTATTATTAATCACATAACAATAGATAATAAATCTTTTATTAGAGATAAAATTGCAATACTGTTTGGTGGTTTGGTTGCAGAAGAAATTGTTTTTGGTGATTCATTTAAATCAAATGGTTCATCTGGCGATATATCTGTAGCAACCAATATGGTTGGTAAATATATTCGTTGTTATGGTATGGATGAATATGTTTCCAGAATAACAACTGAAATGAAAGAACATACAATGATGTCTGAATATAATTATGATGTTGATAAAACCAATGATATTATTGAAAAAATATTGAAAGAAGAAAAGGAAAGGTGTAAAAATATTATTATTGATAATTTAAATATCTATAAAGAAATAGTTAAACAAACAATTGATAAAAATTCTATTTTTCCTGATGATATAATTAGTATATTTTCAAAGTATGGAATAATATTAAATAAATCAGAAGTTAATGATAAAATCATATATTCTTATGATAAAGTTTTAAAAAAGTTTTTAAATCAATAACATGTTTATTGGTATTTATTATAAAAATCTATGAATATTAATTCTAACATAAAAAATGTAGACCTACAATTCATTTTTAACGAAATTGCTTCAAATATTCATGATGAAGCAAAGGAAATTAGAAAATCTGATGAATTGAAAAATGGTAATATTGCAATATATTCAAGTTATTTAATATATCCATCTGACGATGGAAAATATTATGCTTTTCATTATGTTGTTCATGTTGATGAAAAAACAGAAAGATTTTATGTTGTTACATGGATTGAAACAACAGAAGACGAATATTTGGATTCTTTAAAATTTAATTAATTTTTGTAAAATGAAATTAAATTTATTATTACATATATTAAATAAAAAACAAAAAAAAATAATAGATGATGATATTAAATTAATATTAAGTAGATGTAATAGTATTGCACAAAAAGAATATATTGAACTTAAAGAAACTAAAAAAAAACATGATAGTAAATGTCCTAATTGTGGTTCTTGTGAAAATATTGTAAATAAAATTTCATATGTTTATGGTAAAACAAATACTACAAATACAATTATTTTTGGTTTTACTTTAAATAAAATAGAAAATAATATTGAAACACAAGAAATTAATCATTGTAATAAATGTGGAAATCAATGGACAAAAGGAAGAATAAAATATATTTCAGGTAGTGATATATTAAGAGTTACATTAAATTATCTATTTGAAACATTAAATAATTCAAATAATGAAGATTGTGATTGGAAATTGGATGCTGTTAAAGTGTTTGATGGTTGTTATGCGGAATCTATTTTTAAGTTAAAAAAGAAAAATTATGAAAAACTTCATAACGACACAAGAAAATATTTAACTCTTAAATTATTGAAAAGTAAGTATAAATCAATCTATAATAAAAAATAATTATATTTTTGAAAACATCTGATATTGAATTTGCTGTTGCAAAATATTTTAATTTTAGAAAAAATTTAATAGTTCCTAACGTTTCATGGGGATTTAATATACATGAATGTGATTTATTAATAGTTAGAAAAAGTGGATATGCTATTGAGGTTGAAATTAAAATAAGTAAATCTGATTTTAAAGCAGATTTTAAGAAAATACATAAACGATTGGGTGTATATGTAGTGTGAGATTAGAAGAACTGAACTTTCAATTACAGATGAACTTAATTTGAAGTAGAAACTTTGAATATACCACTGAACCTCACATTACATATACACCTTGTTATGTGTAGGTGTGGATTATTAAGGTAGGGTGTAATCAAAGAACTGAACAAAAATTTTAAAAGAAAAAGAAGGGTGGGAATTTTAATTCTTAATATTTATATATAAAAGAAAACGATGAAAGATTTGAAACAATTTATTAAGACAACCATACGAGAATTTTTGAATGAAAATATTGAAAATTCATTTAATAAATTCATTAAAGATGTTTTAAATTATAAAACACCTATAAATATTAGTGATTTACCAAGTAAAAAAGGACACCCAATAGATAATTTACCTAAAAACATTGATTTTATATATGTAGACTCAGATTTATTTGAAAAAGAACGTGTTGCTTGGGGTAAAGTATCTGATAATAAAATTGCTTATCACGATAGACCAATTGATGATAAATACTGGAATAAAATGATTGATAAGGGTAAAGAGCCATTAATAATAATTGATTTTGACGAAGATAGAAATCAATTAAGGGTTGTTGATGGTAATCATAGATTGACTGTTTATCTTAATAAGGGGTTTAGTAAGATACCTACGGTAATAACTAATGATACTATTAATTATATAAAATCACTTATTTAAAAGTGCGTTGGATTTTTCTTTTAAAATTTCCAACCGAAATGATGATTAGAAGTAGAAACGGAACACTTACACATAACGAATGGTGGTATGGTTAGTTGGGGATTAGAAACCGACAACCTATCAAAATAGTACAAACTTAATAGAAATTACAAATGATGAATAATGAACAAAACCCCCAATTAACTATACCACGTGTTACCAGCAGTGTTTTCTGTTCTGATAATTTGGAACTAATGAAAACAATTGAAAGCAATACAATAGACTTAATTTATTGTGATATACTTTATGGAACTGGTAGAAAGTTTAAAGATTACCAAGATTTAAAACCTATACGGAGTGAAATTGAAAGCCACTACCTACCACGAATAAAAGAGATGCACCGAATATTGAAACCAACTGGGAGTATTTATTTGCAAATGGACACACGAATAAACCATTGGATGCGGTGCATAATGGATGATGTTTTTGGATATGAAAATTTCCGTAATGAAATAGTTTGGGGTTATAGTTGGGGAGGAGTATCTAAAAACAAGTACCCCAGCAAACACGACCATATATTATACTACTCAAAAACAAACAAATATACATACAATATTCAATATGAAAATTATACTACAAAGGATAAAAGATGGCATAACAACAATGCAGGTAAATCTATAAGAGATATTTGGGATGATATACCAATAATAAATACAATGAGTAATGAGAGGGTAGATTATGCAACTCAAAAGCCAAAAGCATTGATTGAACG